CGGAGGCGATCTCGATGGTCGCAAGGTCTTCCACGGGCTGAACATCCGCAATCCGAGTGATGTTGCCGTAGCCATTGCGAAGAAGGAATTGCATGCCCTGCTGACGCTGTGCAAAGTCGCTAAGATCACTACGGCTGATGAGTTGGTCGGGCTTTCGTTCGTCGCCAAAGTGAAGGTCAAGCGCGATGAGCGTAGCGGAGGCTTGCAGAATGAAGTAGTGCTTGCACTGCGGAAGCAGGACGCTACGATTACCGCTACGCAAGCAGCGCCTAACAAGCCGGCACCTACGCCGGTCAATAAGCCTGCTCCCAACAACGGCACTTGGGACTGAGTAGGCAGTTCCGTGTCACCAAATCCATCCACCTACATTGAAGAAAGTAGTCCCATGTCTGTCGTTATCGAAACCGGTATCCCCCTCCCCGTCAAGACCGTTGCCCGCAAGCCGGCTTCGCCTGTCTCCCTGGAAATCCAGTCGGCTGTTATCCAGCTTGCTGCCGATGGCCAGTCGTTCGCTGTTCCCGGCAGTGCCAAGCGCCTGAGCATCCTCGCTGGTCGCTATGCTACCAAGCTGGGTTTCTCGGTGGTGAGTGCTCAGGAGGGTGAGAATGCCCGTATCTGGCGCATTGCGCTGCGTGTCAAGAAGGCGAAGAAGGCCAAGGTGGCTGTCGCCACTGCGTAAAGTAGTAATGCGTATATCCGACACGGGTTCGGTTAGCGCCTCTTACTGAACAATGCCGCTACGTGCTATCAAACGTAGCTGAGCAGGGTCACTGCGCTGTAGGTGAAAGCCCTACTTTTCTAGTATCCGGTGGATCAACTGCTAGCGGTTGTCGGATTGGGGTGGAAGGTTTCCACGAATAAACCCTCTGAAGCGATGAACAGTTATGCGAGTAACCAATACTCATTAGCGTCGCGTAAATCGGGACAGGTCGGAAAGACGGCCACTTCTTTTGACCGCATCATGTGAAACGCCATCTTACTGACGTAATGGGACAGTTTTCACTGATGCGGTCTTTTTGTCACTACTCACAACGCGTGATTATGAGCTATGTTCTCCGACCTTATCAATCGCAAGCGCTGAACAGCCTGTACACAGCACTGAACGAAGGAATGAGGAAGCCGCTGGTGTGCATGTCGACAGCGTCTGGGAAGAGCCCAACCCTGTGCACGTTCGTTAGCAATCTAGCGAAGAAATTTCCGAATGAGCGGTTCGTTATCTCAGTGCACAGTCAGGAGCTTGTTGCTCAGCTTGCCGAGACATACGAACGAGTGAGCGGAACCAAGCCAGCAGTGTATGCTGCTGCACTGAAAAGCAAAAAGATCGGTCAAGTGACTGTCTGTCAGACACAGTCGATTTATCGCCATGCTCTGAAGTTCGGACGAATTAAGTTACTGGTAGTAGATGAATGTGACCGCATTCCAGTGCAGGGTGAAGGCCAGTATCGGACATTCATTAAAGAAGCAGAGATTGTAAATCCTGATCTTCGGATCGTTGGCTTTACGGCTACTCCGTTTAGAACAGGATCCGGATTGGTTTTCGGTGATGGTCAGCCATTTGACGACATGGTGTTTAGCACCGATATCCGGCAACTGATCGACGAAGGATACCTTTCCGCTCTTGTTTCAAAAGATGGCGGACAACCCGATCTGGCTGGCGTTCATAGTCGTCAAGGTGACTTCGTAGCATCAGAATTAGAAGCTGTGATGACAGACGGGAAGCTGGTGTCAGAGGCATGTACCGAAATATGCGAGCACGGTGCAAATCGTAAAGCGTGGCTCGTGTTTGCGTCTGGTCTAAAGCATGCTGCCATGGTGCAAGAAGAATTGCGGTCCAAGGGGGTCGAAGCGCATACAATCCATGGCTCAACGCCAGACGCTGAGCGAAAGGATTTGATTGCTCGATTCCGCAGTCAAGAGCTTCGGTGTCTGATCAACGTATCCTGTCTGACCACTGGATTCGATGCCCCTCATGTAGATTTAGTGGCTCTCCTCCGCCCTACGCAATCTGCACAGCTATTCATGCAAATGGTGGGGCGTGCTTTTCGCATTCATCCTGGGAAGAGCAATGCGCTCATCCTTGATATGGCCGGAAACATAGCCAGACACGGCCCTGTAGACACCATCTTGGATCGAGTTCAAGTAAAGAAAAAGGGTGAAGGTGTAGCACCAGTTAAAACCTGTGAACACTGTCAAGAAATCGTAGCCGCAGGATGTCGGATCTGCCCAGTGTGTCAGCATCCGTTCCCCGACCTTCCGGTTGCTAAGCATGATCCGGTAGCCTCACTCGAATCTCCGCTCTTTAGTGGTGCAGAAGACACGATGGAAGTTGTCAAAGTCAGCTACAGCGTGCATGCCAATAAAGACCCAACCAAGCCGGCGACCGTCAAGGTCTGTTATCGCAACGGGCTAAAAGATGTCACGGAATGGCTGAGTGTCGATGCAGTTTCGCACCCGTTTGCTCGGAACAAGGCGCTTGGCTGGGTCCGTGAGACACCCAAGGTCGAGTTTTATGGCCGAACGCTAGACGTAGTAGGCAACCAGTTGATCGGTTCCAACGGACCCACACAACATCCAATCTTAAATGCCTCCGACTTCGTTGATTTCGCAGGATGCCTTGCAAAACCACTCGCCTTGGTTACGGTAGCCGACCCGGCTCAGCCGAAATATAGGCGCATCATCAAAAGGATTTTCACGTGATCCTTTATCGCGGACAACGGAAAGCGAAGAAAACACATGAATGCGACCATTGTCAGCGATCAATTTGTAAGAACGAGTACTATTGGTGCAAGGTACGATTGAGTAAAGATGGGTGCCGTGAAGTCGTAGTATCCCGATCCTGCTGCCGTAAGGTTTAACGTGCTCACTCCTTTTGATTATGCTAACATGGGATACCACATGGTCCCATGGCTCAACCGTCGCGCATCCGAAAGGAAGCCACTCATCAAGGGATGGGTAGAGAATACCCCGAGCCCTGAGACGGTACAAAAGTGGATGACGCAATGGCCAGATGCCGACTGGGCGATTGTTCCGCACGTTTGCATGGTGGTAGATTGCGACGTGAAGAACGGAAAAGATGGTCTGAAATGGTTCCGTGACCGTGCGCACGAAGAGAAAACCGAACTGAGTCTGTGCGCTATTTCTGAGACGTACAGTAAGGGCCGGCATTATTGGTTCCGCATGCCCCCTGGCTTTACGAAATACGGTCAAGTCAGCATTGCTGACGGCGTAGAAATCAAGTATCGCAATAGCTCTGCCCATGTCCCTCCGAGCGATGGTTACACATGGTTGCAACCGCTTGGCTTGCCCAGTGAACTGCCGGTTGCGCCTGATTGGCTGCTGTCGGTCTGGCAACTCGCCAAAGACAGGCCGGGCGAATCACACGATTACGAAAAACCGACGTATGTCAACGGCCAGCGTCGAATGATGCTGTGCTCGATGGCTGGCGCATTGCGTAATCTTTCCCTCAATGAGACGGAGTTAAATGCTGCATTACGTGCCATTCGCGATACCCGCTGTGAGAAAGGGGATGATCCCTTCACTGACGAAGAGGTTGCCGGTATCGCTAAAGACTTCGCTAAGAAATCGGCTACCGATTATGTGGGATTGGTGCTTGCTGGCGATCCTCTCGCTCGATCTGTTGAAGCCTTTGTCTCCCCAGTTACTACGGTTTCCGACGTGGATACAGAGGAGGAAGACGAGCCGACAAAAGAAGTTGACGGGATGATTCTGCCCGACCGTCTGCTATACCCTACGCCTTTGATCGAAGAATGGGTCAAATACACGGATGGCACTAACCCCCGGCATCAGCCGGAACTTGCCCTAATGGGCTGCCTGACGGCCCTGGGATCGATCATGGGGCGCCGTTGGACGTGGGAACGGTCCAAGGGGAACCTCTATTCCCTCGGGCTAGGCGGATCGGGTCAAGGGAAGGACCGGACGTGGGAAGCGATCCCCGAGATATTCGCGGCAGCCGGATTTGAAGACTTGATCGGTGCTGCTGAACTTGGCTCCGATTCTGGCATGATCGAAGAACTGACGTTGAAGCCAGAAGTGATTTGGATCCATGACGAAATGAGTAAGATGATCCAAGCGCTGAACATGCCTTCGTGCCCGAAGTATTTCAAGGATGTCGAGAAGCTGTTGACGATCCTGTATACCGGCAATACCTACTACGGTAAGAAGCTGAAGGGGCAAGAGACGAAAGCGCTTGAGAACCCGTATCCGTGCTTCTACGGGCTTGCTCAGCCGAAGACTTTCTGGCGTAATTACAATGTTGGCATGACGGATTCCGGCTTCCTTGGTCGCTTCATCATCTTCAACGGCAGACCTCATCCGCCTATCGACACACTTGCAGCCAAACGGCACAAGTGTCCGCCTAAGAGCCTGATTGACATGTTGCTTGCAGCGAAGACGGTATTTCACGAAGAACTTTCCCGCTTGCAAAACCTCACGGGGGGCTTACAAGATATTGACGGGGATGCTGCGATGCATGATTACTCGGATACTATTGTGCATCGTTGCGATGATATCGCCCAAGAGGCGTTTAAGCGGGGGGACTCAGTGATCGGTACCTTGTATTCACGTAACACTGAGAAGGTCAAGCGTCTGGCTCTTATCCACGCATACAGCCTTGAGCCGACTGCACCTAAGATGACCAAAGCGTCACTCGATTGGGCCTTTGAGATTCTTGACCATGCGAACCAGTGTCTTATCCACGGCATGCGCAACACGGTCGCCCCGAACATTCAATCCGAGCACATGGAACGCGTAGTCAATGTGTTGAAACAGGGGAAAGACAAGGGTATCACCGCTTCGGTTTTGATCCGCTCGACTACGAACCTGAAGAAAGTCGAACGCGTAGCGATTATGGATGATCTGACTGAAGCCGGAACTGTTCGTAAAGTCATTACGAAACCTAAGTCCGATAAAGGTGGTCGTCCGACCATCACGTACTATCTCACCGAATATGCCCCATACGATTTGGGCGAGGCGATGAAAGCGTGAAACTCCCGACCCCTCCTGGCGGCGGCAAACTGTGGACTGTGGACGTTGAGGTCTTCCAGAATTACTTTCTGGCAGTCTTCTACAACGGCGTGACGTGGAAAGAATACGATCATACGCAGTTCGCTGAGTTGCGCGAAGCTCTCAACGATAAGAGTCTTGTGCTTGCTGGTTTCAATAATTTCGGATACGATGATTTGATTCTTCGGATCATCTGTCTTACCCCAAACGTCACCACGATGGATCTGTATCATGCAAGTAAAGACATCATCTTTAGTCAACGTGGAGAACTTAAATCACAGCGAGTCTTTGAACTCCAATGGTCTGCAACTCAGTGGAACTATTCTATCGATGTCTTCCAGTTGCTCAACGGTAAAGGTAGTCTTAAAGAATGGGCCTGCCGTTCAGGAAGTGCACTTGTTGCCGAATCGCCCGTTGATTTTGACCTACCCTTGCCGGATGACCGTATCGAAGAAATTCGTCGTTACTGTCGAAACGATGTCACCGTTACCAAAGAACTACTCGTCAAGAACTGGGATCGGGTTATACTTCGGGAAACGCTTGCCAAGCAGTTTGAACTTATGCAACGCGTCTATTGTCTATCTGAGCAGGGGGTGGCACAGCATACTTTTCTTACCCTTCACCGGAAGCGGACTGGTGAAAACACCGCTATCGTTCGTGCTGCCGCCAAAGAGAACCCGGAAAACCAGCAAACCGAATGGATGCTCACCGATCTTATTTCACCGAAAGTGAACTATGTCACAGCGGAGTTTCAAGCATTCTTTGAAGATGTCAAGAAAGCTAGAGCGACGGAGAATGAAAAAGGAGCTTGGTCGCTATCTATCCCGTCCGTCGTTTACCTTGCCGGACGAGATTTTTCCATTGGAGTTGGCGGAATCCATACGGTCGACAAACCTGATTTATTTGAGTCCACGGACGAATACGCGATCATTGATCTAGATGTAGCTTCTTACTATCCATCGATTATAATCGAAGAAGGATTGTACCCGAGGCACATTGGCCCAAGCTTCTGCGAGGATATGCGTATTCTGCGTGATAAGCGCCTAGCTGCCAAGCGCACTGGCGACAAGAAAACTGCCGATGCTTTGAAGATCGTTATCAACGCCACATTCGGAAAACTTAATGACAAGTACTCTCCGTTACGATCTGTCCCTGACGCCATGCGAGTTACCGTCAACGGGCAATTATTCCTTCTCATGCTTGTGGAGTCTTTACACGCAATCGGGGCTGACATCGTATCAGCAAACACAGATGGTGTTACGATTAAAGTTGAGAGAGCAAAAAAAGACGATCTTGCTGGCACAGTGGCGAAATGGCAAACTGACACGCGGATGGTTTTAGAGGAAGTCGAATACTCTCGCATCTTTCGACGTGATATCAACAATTACCTCGTCGTCACTATCGACGGTAAGGTAAAGTACAAAGGCGTGATGGCGCAAGATGGCGGTAAAGGTGACGGCGGTATTGTGAAGCTTGCTGCCGAACGCTACTTGCTCGATGGTGTCCCGCCAAATGTCACGATTGCCAACGAGACAGATATCAAACTATATCTCTACTACCTCCGCAGTAAGAACGGAGGAGAATTGTATTTCGGAGACGATAAGATCGGTAAATCTGCACGATGGTATGCCGCCAAGGAATCATCCGGTAAGGTGATTCGTAGACTGAACCCAGCCACGAAATGCCGTAAAGAAGGATGGGCGATTATCCCGCATGGTCATTGTGCGCAGCTTGCGCTTGACATTACCGGAATGTCCGCTCAGAAACTCGATGACATTGACTTAGATTATTACGAAACTGAGGCTTGGAACCTCATTGCAACCATGGGACCGAAATGAACACTCGACGAACTAGGAAACTACGACGATTGCAAAATGCACGTCTGAGGACTGGAAAGCAAATTGTTAAACATCGTTGTAAGTCAGGTAGAACTGGGTCCGCGCACTATAAGAAGACAAAGGGAAAATAAATGGGAATCAAACTACACGCCGGTTGGGGGTGGGATTGCCCCAGTTGCTCGCATCGCAACTTTGCATTCGGGGATTACGATGTAGGGGAGGATATAAGAGATAAAGTGCAAGCGCATTGCGATGAAAACGACTCAGCAGGTCAAATTGTAGTTGTGCCTGAGGAGGTCACATGCGCAAAGTGTCTCAATACGTTTGACGCAGATATGCCTGAAAATTGGATGTCGTCGGAAGATCCGGCATGACTTCAATACTTCTTCCGTTCCCCCCGACCGCAAACACCTATTATCGACATGTCGGCTCTAAAGTACTCATCAGCGAAAAAGGCAGAGAATACCGTCTTCGTGTTCGCTACACGTGGCTACAGGCAGGATTCCGAGGAAGTCAAAAAGGCGAAAAGCTGTCAGTGTGGGTGAAATGTCACCCACCTGACAAGCGTGTTCGCGACCTTGGCAACCTAGATAAATCACTCATGGATGCATTGACCCATGCGGGTGCGTGGCATGATGATTTCGACATTGACGACCAGCGATTCACTCGCGTATGGGAAGGCCAGCCGCCCGGATCAGTGCTGGTAATCATTCGTCCGATTGCAGATCCTGCAACGTTGCTGCAAGGTCCTTGCGATCCTCCGGTTCAGCCTTCTTCATTCGGCTGATGATCTTCTGCATCTGAGAGAAGCGACGAAGCGCAGAGCGACCATTGACAACTGCGTCTTCGTTATCGTCAATGAATTTCTGCTTGTTATCGCCGGTAAGTGTCTCGTAGACGGATGCAAGCGTCATATCTTTGGCATGCTTTTCCTGCCATTTGCTCGCATCGAATGCCGCTTTGATGACATCCTTGTCAGTATTCCCTGAATCGACATCATTCAGGAATTGACCGATCTGCGTAGCGTGCATGCCACTGGTCTTGAGTGCCATAGCGATATCGTCATCCTTGATACCAAGGGATCGAGCATGCTTGATGGCTTCGCGATTCGCGTCAATCGATTTCTGACGAATCTTGGCAATGGTTTCGGCTTCCTTGTCATCCAGCGTATCGCCAGCGCCCTTGACGGTCGCACGCAAATCCTGGCCTTCATCGCGATGTGCCTGTAAGGAAGTCATCGTGAGATTCTTCGACGCATCTGACATATTCGGCTTCAGCCCAGTAGCCGCCGAAATGACGTACCACATGGCTTTTGTCTGGTCAGGCTCATTCATGCTCTTGTAGGCGTTACCGAGCATAGCCGGCAGGAATGCTTTTCCGAGCTTCGAGACATCCTGATCACGGATAGCCGCATATGCACTCTGCACGAGAGGCGAGCCAGCGATTGCCCCGAAGAACTGCTTGATGGCATTGCCTGTCGCTTCAAGTGCTGGGGTGCCTGACTCAGTGGCAGCGTTCACCGTCTCGCGAATCTGCGAATAGGGGTCATACTTGCCGAGATTGAACGCGTCAAGCGAGCCGTCTTGCTTGCGATAATAGGCGAGTGTCGAGAAACGACTATATTTGTTCGTCTTACGATACGCGTCGTCTTCCTCATCGGTCACCTTTGCAGCCGAACGTGCCACAGCGGCAAGCGTCGGCACGGCCATGATAGCAGTTCCAAGCGCGGCGAGGCGAGCGACAGCAAGTGCCTTCCCCTTCGGGCTGGCCTTGGCATCATTCAGCGAAATGCGAATCGTGTTCGTCGTAGTACGCGGAATCTCAGCCAAGTAGGAGGCGAAACCGGTAACACCAGGGTACTTATTCGCTTGCTTGACGATGTTGAATACACGACCGTAGGTCGCATAAGTGTCGCGAACCTGATTCGCAGCCATCGCATCAATTGCATCTGGCGCCATCTTCGGATACAACCCCTTGATACGAGACTTGTTCATCTCGAAGGCATTGATTTTGAAGATATTGTCCCAAGTAGCCGCAAGGTGCATCATCCCCTTGTATCCCTGCGTCGCCAGATTCTTCAGAGGATTCGACTTAACCGCCGATTCGATTCCCGCTGAAATTTCCTGACGAGACACGCCGTGATCGATAACGCCAAGCTTATACAGCTTGCTCACGTACTGCTCCGAAGCACGACCACCGGTCACAGCCTTAGCTGCTTTACTGAGTCCAACCAAACCGTCTAGCGACCCACCGATACCGGGGACATGCAGATTAGCAAGAGCAATGATATTGTTACCGACGATGTTGTTGACTGCAAAGCCCCCGACATTTCCGGCGGTCAGTGCAATCTTACTCGCGGCATTCGCTTTCGCCCACGCATCGGCAACTGGCCCACGCTTAGTGCCATTGAAATTAACCAGCCAATCGTGTATATCTTTCGTCGTGTAATATGTCTTTCCATCTGGCATCGTCACGTCACTGGTGTAATTCACACCATCGCGAGTTTCCGGTTTCTCGAAGAAATCCTTTCCGAGTCCTTCGCTGACGATCTGCTTGGCAAACGCACGTTCCTGCACCAGCTTCGACTGCTTGGACGCAGTGCGCGAGGCGATCAAACGCGGGTCATCGACCGGCCCAAGGGCGGCACGGTAGGCCGGGGTCATTTCCTCGCGAGAAATGAGGTTTCCGGGGCGCTGCGGGCCTTGCTTCGACCCCGAACGGAAACCACCGCCTTCGTTCTCGTGGCCGCTCAGCATCTCATGCAGCTTGCCTTGTGCCTGCTCAGGCGTCATCCCCTGCGACTGAAATTCATTCAGGGCATCCTGCTTCACCTTGTCGGGGATATTCTTCTGCCACCACGGGCCAAGTTCGGGGTCATGCGCCATATACGTATCGTTCGTATATTCCCCCATGCGATTGCCGAACGTATCCTGATGACCATGCGAAACAAGGTCTTCGTTGATAGCACGCTGAGAAAGGGTGTCAATGTGATTACGCAGTTCCTGAACGACACTACCGGGGACAGGCGACGGCTTACCCTGCATAGCGGCAACTACGTCTTCCGGCTTATATCCGCCCTGCTTGATCGCCTGCTTAAGACGATTGTCAGCCTGACGAAGCTGATACGCATCGGCATTGCTTCCGCCTGCCATCTTTTCTTCAGCGGCACGAAGATACTCAGGTACGTTACCCGTATGCATCCACCCGACTAAGCGCTTTACGTCTTCTGCATCGGGAAGAGCAACAGCACCACGACGGGATTTATTGCCACGATCACGGATATTCTGAATCACCTGTTGCACGTTTCCAGCAGCGCCTTCGGGATCGGAATGCGCATCCCATCCCGCAAGCTTCTGCTTCAGAGTATTCAGTTCATCCGGGCTGAGGTTCGCACCATTGACAACACGGCGAGCATTCGACGGAAGGTCTAGTCCTTCGATTTGCCGGTCACTGGCGCCTGCCCCTTCTTGCGGGTTGCGTTGAATATCTTGGCCGCTGCGGTTTTCGCTGCCGACAGGCTGTAACCCTTCCTGCGGAACTTGTCGCGGATTGCTTCGTACTTCGCTGGCATTTCCTACCTCATGTTCTTTTCCAAAGGTGACACCCTCATCGGGGCCGATGGCGGTTTTCGGGGGCTGAGCCCGTCCGGAAGGACGGTTTACCCCATAAAGCTGAGAGCCCTGTGCAGCGCCTTCGTCGATTCGCGAAGTTTGCGGGGGACTCGACTTGCCCGATTGCGGGGAAACGAGGTCTGGCGTCAAATTCGGCTGAGCGGGGGCGATCTGAGCCGGCCCGCCTTCCCCGACGACCGCTTTCGACGGGACTAATTTTCCAGTTTGATCGGGATTCATCTGCTGTGTCTTAATCAGCAGTGCATTCTTGCGGCCTTCTTCAACAGCCTGTTTCCGAGCCTGGAGCGCAGCATCAGCCTGCATCTGCTGTTCGTGTGCCATGGCATCTGCATGAGACTGCGCCTGTTGATCAGCGACAATCTTACGCCCAGTACCGAACATCGAAGGGGTTGCACCAAGAGCACCGGCAAGCAGGAGATTCGACGGGCTACGCTCTTGTGCAGCCTGTTCCGGATTATACTGCTGCGTGATGCCCGATGAAGCAGCCTGATAGCCAACACCGCCGAGCGCTGCAACGGGGATGCCCAGTTTCGGGGCAGCTTTGAGAAGAGGAGCAGTTGCGCCATGCAGCAGAATACCGCCAGCGGCATCCAAGGCACCTTGCTGCACGCCAGCACCGAGCGCCTGACCGGGGTTACCGGTCTGCTCCATGACATCCTGCGTACGTGCGCCGGCTGTACCGACCACACCGGCAGGGATGCCAACAGGGCCAGCAAGAAACGGAGCTATCTTCTCGCCAATGCCTTCAGCACCTGCAAGCAAAGGATTTTTGAAAGGCTGCGGAAATAGTTTATTCGTCGACTCTTCAGCGGCATGCGTACGCGAAAGCGGATCACGCTGTGATTCCGCTGCATCTCGCTTTGCCTTCATCACCGAATAGTCTTGAAGAATCTTCAGTCGACGCTGAATCTCGTCATCTGACAGATTACCCTGCGCGATATCCTGTGCTAGATGCTGCCGACCCAGTTCATACGGTTCATCTCTCGACTCAGTACGCTTCTGTCGAGCATAGTTGCCAACCGTCTCACCGAGTGCAGTGGCACCGTGGCCAATGCTGCTGATAGTTCGAGCTGCAACATTCAGCGGAGTCGTAATCGGATGAGCAAGCGTCTGACCGATATCAGTACCAAGATCCTTCGTGGCATATCCGATATTTGAAGGATAGGTCTCAGGGGTCTCATTGAGCACCTTACCACCGGCCATTTGCGTAGCTTGATCTGCACGCACCGAAGAAGATTTAGCGACTCGGTCACTCGTCAACTTCTGATTCAATACACCGAATGCCTGCTCAGGCGTCGCGCCTTCAGGTCCATCGATATCGTAAGTCTGACCTTCGGGGGACGTGAACGTGAAGCGTGGCATTACTGGTGTACCTGTACGTTCCATCCAGGCGGAAGACCGCCAGTTGTCGGTGCTTGCTGCGGCTGAGGTGCAGTATCCTGCTGAGGCTGACCGATACCCGCGTACTTACCAAACAAATTCTTCATGTTCTCAGTATGTGCGGCGTCAAGGCGGTCACGCTCAGCCTGAATCTGAGCAGCACGATTGCGACCGACGCCCTGCTGCACTTCGATATCGAGCGAATGCATCGCACGATCATAACGATCCTTCAACGCAGCGGCTTCACCCTGCATCTGAGCGCGCTTCATCGGGTCAATAGCATCTGCGCGATTCTGGGCCGTGTCAGCATTCTGCTGACGAATATCGTTCGTGCGAGTACGTTCCTCGCCACGAAGACCGATGTCATTGATCTGAGCACCGATCTTACCTTGCATAAGCTGACGGTTCTTCAGCCAATCAGAATACGTCGAACTTGCACGATCCTGTGGATTCGTGGAATTAGAGTCAAACACATGATCGTATGGAGACTTCTGTGGAGCAGGACGAAGAGGCGATGCCTGCGTCTCATTCTGCATCTCAGCACCGACTTCTCGTGGGCTCCAGACACTCGGGGGTGCAGCGGGATGCTCATTGGCTCCGACATAAGGCGAGGGTCGAATGCCCTTCGACGCATTTTCAGTCTGCTGCTGTTCAGCAAGCGCGTTCATGTAAGGGGAGGGAGTCGCCGTGAAATTCCCCGGCGCTTCCTTCACACGATTCATCTGATCCTGCTCAGCCTGTCGCGACATCTGATTTTCAGATTGTTTCTGTTCACGACTCTCGCGAGATTGCTCAAGTGCCAGCCGATCTTTTTCCAGCTTAATGCGACCCAATTCAGGGCCGAGCTGAAGCAACGTACTCGCTGCATTCCCGATACCATCGAGAACGGGCGAACTTGGATCTTGAAAGCGAGAGGTCGGAAGACCGACCTGCATGACGCGAACAGGCATATTGCCTCCGTTTAGCCATTCATCGGATTAGCGCTAGGAAAGCGACCAGAACCGCCGCCCTTAGACGGGGGAGCAGAAGGCGTTCCCATGTCGCCGCCATTATCATCGACATCAGGTTGTTCGCTCTGTTCTTCAGCCATACACTGATCCAGTGAATCCTGTACCGACTGAGCACCAAACTGCTGCACCAGATCGTGAATCGCAGTATAGCAGTCAGTGTTGTCGGGAGTACCCTGAAGATCAGGCGAGTTGCCAGGGGTAACACCAAGCGACGGATCCCCTTCGTCAGAAGTATCGCCGTCGTCGGCCATAACCTTGTCGGTAGGCTGATACTTCTTTCCCGAGAGAAAGCCGATAGCAGCAGCGGGAGTTTTTGCCTGAGGGGGCTTGTTACCGAACATGATGTATCCTTATTTCATCAGGCCAGAAACGCCCATTGCGCCCTGACCCATAGAAGAGAGCAGATTACCCATACCGCGAAGGCCAACGCCTTTACTCGCACGAGTATTAATTTCAGTATCGTACAACGAAGCGAGTCTTCCTGCACGATCTTCGAGTTGATCTTGTGAAGATCCGAGTCGACTCAGTCGATTGCTCAGATTCTGCTGAGCGCCTTCGCCAGAATCCATCTGAGCTTTCATCGCCGCACGCTGTGCAGCAGCATTAGACGGATTCTGAGCAGCCATGGCAGCAGATGCGGCACCAGTTGTATCGGCAGTACCCGGATTCGTCGCAGCGATCTTAGCAATCGCCATCTGAGCAGGGGCATTCGCGTTGTCGCGAGCGGCATCCATCGCCATAGATGGATTATAGGTGCCAAGTTCGTTTTGAAGGTTCCGATTGTTCTCAGCCTGAATCGCCTCTTGCTCAAGAATCTGCCGCTGACGGGCCTTCGCAGCCGCCTTAGCGCCCTCTTCCTGCCCCATCCCGCTGAGGATCGAGCCACCGACTTGACCGGCCATACCGGCGAGAAGAAGAGGGAGCATTATTGGTACGCCTGCGAGAGCTTATTAGACTTATAGCCGTTCGTCAACCCAGTAATGATGTTTCCAGTAGCAGTTCCGACTGCATCGGGGTTTGCCAGCGATGCCGCGTCGTATCGCATGCCGGTAGTATCGGTAACCTGTCCGCCGAGAATCTTATTAGCGATCTGACCTTGCTGATTCGTCAGATTACTCGCGATATTCTGACCGACCTGATTTGCCTGCTGATTTGCACCACCGACATTGCCATAATACGTCGAAAGCAAATCATTTCGATTAGCCGCATCAGCGCCACTACCGATGGTTCCGCTGCGTGCTTGTCCAATGCGATTCTGCGTCAGACCGAGGCTGTACTGATTATCCGCACTCTGAAGTCCGCTTGACAATGCGGCTTGCTGAGCTTTCGACTGACCGGCACGAATACGTGCAGCATTCGAGATAGCATCACCAGACGCACCCTGACCGAACTGAGCGGCATTCTGATTCAACAGATTATTTTGATTCTGCTGATATGCCTGCTGCGCTTCCTGCTCTTGATTGTATGCCTTCTCGCCTTGGAATGCTTTAGCACCACCGAAAAGGGTATCATGACGACTACCCGGAGAGGATTGCGTAGCCTCGCCTATCGAATGACCACCGAAGGTAAGCAGATTCTGCCCAGGGTGATGATAAAAATCAGTGCCAAGTCGACCCGAGAAGTCGGTAAGCTTATGGAGTGCATGACCGATACTATCGAAAAGACCCATGACTCATCCTTTCGCGATCAACGCGGAAATAAGACACATCGTCCAGCCAACGAGCCATCCGAGAAAGAAAACACCCATGAAAACCATGAGCACTTGAGGATTTACACGACCGTGGTTCATGGTGCCTTAATCCCGCCATGGGAGAGAACAAAAATGATTACCCCTCCAGTTGTAGTGAGCAGACCAGTCAGACACAATCCGACAAAACCATAAACAATCATCTTGAGTGTTGCCACTTGATCCTTCAAGACAGCAACTTCTTGCGGAAGATGAATAATATTGACCATCTGACGTGAAAACTCACCGATGGATCCTTCGAGTGACGCAATCGTAGTGCTTAGACCGGAGATAGTTGTCTGCATGTTTCGAATATCACGACGCATGTCCGATACATCCTGCTTGCTGAGAGCAGGATGCAAATCGGAACTGGATTCCTGATCATGTGTCATTGGATTTCCACGGTAATCTGAATAGTATCAGTTGCGCTCGGATTCGTCCCGGTGATAGAATAAGAACTTCCATCTGCGGCAATGGATGCAAATGCAAGATTGAGCACAGTACCTGCCCCCACCCCGATACTTCCTGCTGCGCCGATCTCACCGTACACAGTACTAGCCGAAATGCTGGCTGAACCTCCTTCTCGTACAATTGCAATGGTAAACTCAGCGGCCCGAGTAGAACCGGTGGTCGAATTACGAAGGTAAACCAGCATCCGACGTGCCTGCCGAGTGAACGTATTCACAGCGGGAGCGGTGACAGTGAGAATCGTAGCCCCAGCCCCGAGAGGGGCGATACTTACGGGAGCGGCATTGAATGCAAGATACTGCCGACCAGCAGATGCGTTAAAGAATGATCCGATTTCCTCCGAAGTAACACCGACATTGCTTCGCTGGGTGAGAGGACTCGGCTTAGTTGAATAGTTAAACGCGCTGACAATAAACCCGCTAAAGTCATTGCTCATCATCAAGATATTTGAGCATGCGTTTACAAAAGTAACACAATACTTCGGGGTGAACGTACCGGTCCCACCGTCATCTTGCCCGATTACTGTGCTGTTCCCGACAATAGTTAGGTTGTTCGACCCATTGATCGAGATATGACTATCGTTGCCAGTAGTGCCGGAATTATTTCTACCATTACGGCGAAAGTAATTACCGCAAATCACATTGCTATCGGCCGAAGACATCACAAGACCGTTTACATAATTACGATCGAACAGATTACAGCTAATCACAATGTGATTTGACTGGAACACTGTGCATCCGTTACCTTCGTTAAATTCAATCTTATTATTCGTGATGATATTATCACTAGCACCGGTCTGAAGATCGATGGCATTCAACTTATTAGCGGCAAAGCTACAGTTAATCACGCGACTATCGCGAACATTGCGAACGCCGTAATTCCCTCCGTAAAACTCAGATTGGTCTACCATAGTTGAAGGATACTGAGCACCACCGTCACCGATGCCCGCGTCACATAGCAGAAAGTAGCAGTTCAGCACAGTGCCACACGTGACACCACCGATTCCGGTCGCTGTGCGATCAACCCCGTTAAACGTAAGATCCCGGTAAGTCGCCTTGCCAGTTCCATTGAAAATTCTAGTAGCACCTGCTGCGCGCTGAAGAATAGACTGCGAAGAAAAGGTAATACCGTATCCGCGAACAGTGGAGCCCACGATCTGAGCACCAAGCGGGACAGTCACGTTATTGACAATATAGACACCAGGAGGAACCCAAATCGGCTTGCCGCTAGCAAGAGCTAGGTTGAAGGCAGCCGTATCATCGGTCACCCCGTCACCAACTGCACCGAAATCTTTTACGCTCAGGAAATCCCCGAAGTGATTCGCAAGACTACGGGAAGTGACACCACCTGCAGCAGTCGCAACGGCATCGCTCCATGGCCCCATTGCAGCGCGAGCAAGAGCAAGTGTCGGCTGGCTAAGGACAGCTTGCATTGCCTGACTAGCAATAATTCCGGAAATTACGATGAACAACAGCGGATCAGTGCCAACGATGTTGGTTCCAGGCGAATAGACCCCCCATGCCGTCCCGGCATACGTACCGCCATTATAGACGATAACATACCACCCGTTTCCTTGCACGGCACCTGCCGGAAGATCGCTACGCCGAGCCCACGCACCTGCGGCAGTCACCCAAATACCATTCTGACTTGTGGTCGTCTGGCCGGTGAGGAGCACGTAGTCGCCAGGGGAGGTAAGAACACCATCAATCGACACATTGCCGCTCAACACGACGACATTCGTAACTGAGACAAGTCGAACAGCAGTCTTAGCGGCAGCGGCGTAGCTCGATCCGTAGAGAGCAAGAAGCTGATTACGAATTTCAGGTTTAAGTTGAGTGAACCCGACAGTCTGATAGGCGAGCGAATTATCGGAATTAGTAATCCGATCAAGTGCCCCTTTTGTCAGGTTTTGCGACGATGCCAAGTTCCCAAGCTGCGTATCTAACTGCGCAGCGTCTACATAATTCTGAGCACTCGCATCGCCATTGAAGACATGCGTAATTGCGACAGAAGGAACATTAGACATTAGCGTACCCGCCGAGCAGAAATGCTGCCACGCCATTGAGGCGTACCAGCAGTATAGGTTGCAAGCACATTGAGGAAGTAACTAGTAGTGGCAGTGATCTGAACACGCTTAATCGGAATAGCGATGGGTGCCGCAGTCGTATTAGTCGCAGGCTGAATGCCGGTAACACGATCATAGCCCTGAGTGGTGCCAGTGTTGCTGGCTGTCGTAGTACCTACGAGAACTTCAACCGCCCCATTTGCAGTCAGCGTAGCCGCATTCAGCGACTGTTCAGCATATGCAAAGATATCCCAATCACCCGCCGTCAGTGAGATAGTCGCAAGCTGCAAATACGATCCACTAGCTGCGGCATTCGTGGCGGTGGAAATAATATTCGACGGGTATTCACCAATTTGACCAGTCAACACCGATGTCCCGTCGGTAATTCCAAAGATCACATGGCCACTAAAGGCACCGGCACCAGGGGCAGTATTGTTATTCGTACGAATACGAATCCCAGTAAAGATATCAAATGTACTCGTAGTGTACGAGAAAACAGTGTTGCTTGCAGTCGAAGATCCGCCATTCATGAAACGAACGGTTGCAGACGCAGCAGTGCCAATGTTCAGATTACCGCTTTGTGCGTACAGATACCCGTCATTCGCAGCGCCCCACACGCCACCGGTATAATTCGATCCATTAATACCGAAATCAACATAAAATGTCGTTTCGGTTCCGTTGTTAGCTGTCAGAACCACATCACTTGATGCGAGGATCCCAGTCGACTGATTCTGCAGATTGAACTGATAATAGTCATTGATCGAGCCGTAGACGCCAAGCCCGGTATGCGAGGTCGTCACACCGTAATCAATACGAACCTTCTCAGGATTAATCGGATCAAGTGAACTTGTGCCGACAATCAGATTGCCAGTGAACTGCTGCGTTCCGAGTGTGCCATTGGCGTTCAGGGCGGCAAACACTTCCGGCTTCAGGTTATTCAATCCAACCGTCTGTGCGGCAAGATTATTGTCGGAGCCAAGCACCTGATCAAGAGCGGCCTTCGTCTGATTCTGAGCCGTAGCGATGTTACCGAGCTGGGTGTCCAGCGCGCCAGCGTTCACCTTCGACGAGGCGGAAGGATCCCCGTTGAACGTGTAGGTAATCGAGAACGAAGGCAGATTGCTCATGATCAGTGCAGGGTTTCTTGCCCAACGATAAACGCATACGTCGGAGTCCCGGTCGTGTTCACTGACTTCAGACGCACGTAGTTACCGGCAGGAACGAAACCAGACAGCGCACCTGAGATCGTCTGGTTCAACGCCAGCCCAATCGTCAAGGTGCCGGTCTGGCTATTGGTAACACGACCGATTTCCTGAAGCGAAGTCGTAAAACCCGAATCGGCGGCAGTCTCAAGGGAAACATAGCCGGCGGCACCGCCCGTAAGGCTCAGTGCGGTAGCGATTGAGACACTGTAATTCACCTCAGAATTACGGCTAGCCGAAATCTGCCAGCCGGTATTCCCGATGGCACGACTGGTAGTATACGACACACTCGGCGCACCGGGAATATTGGCGAGAGCGGCAACAAGGCCACTCACCGCAGTCTGCGGCAGATTCTGAATAGTAATGGTCTGGCCGGTCGCATCGTAAACGATATAGGACGGCAGATCGCCGCGCTTCGGGCGAGGGTTACTGGCATCGTTAGCCTGCACCCAAATCGAATTAGTGGTGCCATCGGTGTTAAAATCGACAAGCCGATCAACGTACACCGAGCCATTGAACTGAACGATCTTCAGATCATTCAGGCTAACCCCGAAAACGGTAGGAGAGAGAAAAGCGAGAAGGAGAAGAAAGCGCATAGATTACCCGAGGATGCAAACCATAAGGTTCGTGGTGGAAATGGTGTTAGTCGGATCAGCGGTGCCCCACTGAGCCGAAATATCAAGCGTCTGCGTGACAGTCGTATCAACCGCGAAAGTAGCGACATTCAGCATCTGATTGGTAACCATGCTATTCGCGAGCGTGAAATACGCAAACTGACCCTGAGCAAAACCAGTCCCACCGGCGCCTGTCGTGCGAACACCTGCGAAGGCCGACATCTGCCACTGAGTCGTACCAGTGATGGCGGACAGCGTAGCGGCACCAGTATCGAGAATGATATTACCGTTCAGCTTCGCCTTGATGCGCAACGTCGGACCGGCAGGGGCGCCAATGAAGCCGTATGCGTAGATGAAGAGATGTTTACCAGCAGTAAGCCGATTGGCAGCGATAGTCAGACTACCAGTGCCAGTTCCGACAATCGACGTTTCGGCAACCGTATTCGCAGCAGTTGCTGTAGCGGTCAGACCGTAAATAGCATTCATCGTAGCCACAGCAGCTACGCTGGTTGCCGTAATCGGAGGAGCGCCAAGACCGAGGGAAGTAAAATCAGGCATGGTTAGCCCGTCACAACAAGAGCGTGAAGCGTCCCAGTGCCGAGCACATAGAACACGTCACCGTCAGCAAGAATCAGTGTAATTGGCTGGTTGGCAGCCACTGGGTAAGCGTCAGTGGCCACCTGACCAGCAACGCTATGGTATCCCCACGCAGCAGTGCCGATGAACTGGACGGTCGCCCGAGCTTGGGGCATGTTACCGCCAAACCGGGTCGACATGGTAGATGCCTGAGCCTGCGGGGCGCCGGCAGGTGCACCGTTGGTGCTGACCGTGATAACGTCCTCGGCACCGCTCAAAGCGATGCCCGGAATCTTGCGATCACGGTATGTGGCAGGGAGGGCGAATGCGGTCATGTCTTTATCCGTTAATTGTTAGTGATCGTTCACTTCAGGACCGACCGGCCTGAACATAATCGATCTGCATGTTTTGCAACTCAAATCCCGCTGCTGTTTCAGCCGTCATGACGACAGACACTGCGACACCGGTACCCGAGAGCGGCACCCGGCTTTGCCCGTATTGGGTATTGACCACGATAGCGCCGGTTTCGAGATTGCCGCCGGCCAGCCACGGGACGAACGTCGGTTGAATCCGTAGCTTGCCCGACATCACGATATTCATTGAAGTCAAACGCTTCAGAACGTTTGGCGAGTTCAGATGATTGTAATGAGTCGCAGCACGCGAGAAGATCGGAGTCGCCTGCACGTCATCGACATAGTTCGTCGACTCAGCGTCAAGATAGTACATCTTCGTACCAGTGCGGAAGTTCAGACGATTATCAACCGGAATCATCTCTTTGATGTCAATATTTGTTAAACCAGGAACAGGATTAAACGACCATGCGAGCGTTCCCGATTCCTTACTGAAAGAGAGGATGAAGAATCCGTACAGCGCACCCGTACCGGTGAAGCCGGTTTCGTTGTCAAGCTTCGCATCGGTCGCGTACTTTGCTGCATTCTGCACGCTGCCGAACGCCACGTAATTCCCTAGCCATGGCCAGAACGCCACCGACTGGTAATCCATGACGCCAAAGTACTGAAGCGGTTCACCGATATTCGTGTCTTCCAATGACTGGAAGTTAAGACCGGTTAGATCGAATCCACGCACTCCGCGCTGCGTATTGATCACAGGACGATTGTAGAAAAGAACAGTCGGATCGACAGTACCGAAATCGAACTTATCAATGAAGATAACATTCGCAGGATCTGGATCAGTCTGCCAAAGCTGAGTAGAACGAGGGTAACACACGACCATACGGTTCTTAACTGTTGTGATCGTCGTGATAGTCACACCGCTATTATCGTGCGTACTCGTATTAATGTACGCCGCCTCCCCCGTCCCTGCGAAATAATCGAGATTCAATTGATGCCGAGCGACATACCATGTGGTCTGTGCTTCACGAGCATAGACGAACAACGATGCAGTGCCAAGTACACCAGCGCCATCAGTTGTAGCAGTGGCAACAATGAAGTGACGATATTTGGTCGGACCATCCATTGAAGTAGACGGGATAGCAAGCGTCTCAGCGACAGGTGGGATAGCCGATGTCACGCCAACACAGAGATAGTAAAGAGTACTAGGGGCAAGTACACCGGGAGTAAACGCAGGCGTCGTGTAAATCGTTCCTTCGTATCGGATCTGACCTGCGCTTACAAGAATGCCAGCGGTATCAAGCGTGATAGGCACATTGACGGGTGGAACCAAAACAAGGGCAATGGACTGACCTTGAATAGCAAGACCGGGGGTTAAAGTAACTCTCGCTTTGCCGGCATTATTCGACAAAGCATATCCGGCGGTTACCTTCACTCCATTTACATAGAGCGTAGCCTGTCCGAAGTCAGTATCGATCGCTGCCGCATAATCGAGCGATGTATTCACCATGTTCACCGGATTGCCGGCGAAGGAGATATTAAACGTACCACCTGCACCTGTTCCACCAGTCACAGCGGCAGGGTTGGTCGGCAGCACAAAGTAATTTCCGGGAGTCGTCACAGTAAACGTATTGATAGCACCCGCAGTAACAGTATTGACCGTAATCTGCGCAGCAGTCGTGAAGGTTCCCCCGACAACCGTCAATACGTCGCCGGGGGTGTATCCCGCACCGCTTGCAACCTTTGCGGCAGTAACACCTTCACTCGCATTAGACCCTGCGATGATCAGCGCAAAGTAGCTAGCGAAATCGATTCGAGCAACACCATTGACGTTCGTCACCGAATAGACTGCAGGTCCGGTCGTAGTCTTTGTATTTCCATTTACTTTGACGGCGTATCCGGTAAATGCATAGAACGAAATGCTCGACGTAAATTGAAAGTTGGTTCCGTCACCGACAAAGTTCTGGCCACCAGGAGAAAGCGTTACGCCGCTAACAGTTGTCACTTCAGGCACAACATTACAACGTAACCTTACAATCGTTCCGTCGGCAACACCTTGTACAGTGAGCGTGCAATACGACTTTGTAGGCGCCCATGCAGGTGAGTTGGCAGTCAAATTGAAAACAGGCGTGCCGCTATACACCGCATTTTCAGCGAGTTTCGTCCACGATCCATCTGCATTAATCGTCTCGACCACATAGCCAGCGAACTTGGCGATGTCAGTAAAGTTAGCAAGCTCCTCACCGATAGCCCAGGTAGCGGTATTACCGCTGGGCATCGTGAAGTAATACATGCTACCGGTCTTCTCGATATCATCTGCCGACCGACTATTCCAAACACGACCACGGGCGATACCTGAGAAAGCAAGATTGGCATCGGCACGGCTCAGCCACAGCTTCTCAGCCGCTGACGAAAAAACAGGGGTATAGTCTTGCCACGATCCCGGAATACCGGTTCCCGTGCCGTAGGCCCACAAGGGGTAGCCAACTGACCAGTCAACAGGCGCAGCGGGATCGACAATGTAGGTCGGCTCATTGGGCCGACTGTCAAATAGATGAATGAAAAGACGAGTCGGCGTAACAGCGCTCTGATACGTGTGACGAATCATCGCACACGGATTGCCTTCAAAGATCCCTTGTCCGACAAGCACCCACGACGAGGTGTATTCCGGGGGATCAAATCGAAGCACCGTTACCGTGCTACCGACATTGCCCGTTCCTGTTGCAGTATCGCCTCGCTTGGCAAACGTATAGAACGCACCTTTGTTATAAACAAGACCCTGCGTATTCGTTGAAAACGTTCCACCAATATCTTTAACGGGGGGACGAGTCTTGATATTCCCGTTAACAAGAACAATGCAATTCAGCAGTTCACGAAACGAAGTAAACGGTGGATGCGTCGTATCCTGCATGACCCCTTGGCGGGAGTCCATGCCTGCTTTCCAAGCCTCAACATATGCAGGGGTAATCGCAGGCTGCTTCATTGACGCACGAACGGACCAAGGTTCCAGTTAGGAATACGCCGATCATTCTGCTCGTAGTCATCATCGAACGCAGCCTCGGTATCAGCAACGATGCCTTCTCCGGTGTTCTGCCAGCCCTTCAAATCGCGAATGCGCTGATCACCCTTCTTCTCCCATCGACTCGACTGCATGTCGTCGCCCTGCTGTGCGAACATCTCAGCGACCGAATAATAGACAATCGCCTTGGCATCGACCACCGACGCCATTTGATCGAGCGTGGTCGGGTTCACCTGCTGATTGTACATCCATGCCGGAGTAACGCTGTAGCACACCCGGACCACGTAGCGCTGGTCCGGGATAGGCCAAATCGCGAGGTTTTCGGCAGATGGCTCGTAGGAGTAGGGTCGCCCCCGATTGCGCTCCCTGAGCCCGTTTGCGGCGGTGATATCGTCAGCCAACTGCGAGGCGGCAACGCCATCGGCCACGTCCTGTAACTGGGCTTCAGCGACCACGTCCGGCCAGCGGTCCATGTCGAACCGTGCAGCAGTGCGGGCCTTGATCAAAGTAATGTATTGATATTTCTGCGCATCCCAGTAGGCGGCTTCGATGATGCCACCCGGCCCCACGTTGGCGATAGCGATGGTCGCCAAATCCGGGTTTACCCACGGATCTGCCACGGTTCCGAAAGTCAAGGGGTGATATTGGTTCGGGTAGACCCGCTCAGACCAATACGCCTCTTCAAGCTGCCGGTACGAAATGAAGCCGGAATCTTCGTCCATCGGAACCGAGGCTCGCCGTTGCAGGCTCAGCCACTTCGACATACCGGCAACTTTTAGGCTGGCATCGTCGATAATGATATTCAGCCGGTCGTACTCAGCCGACCCTAACAGGGCATCGGAGGTATAGCCGGCTGACTTGAAGACCTGACGACGAATTTCCTGCCGGGAGAGAAATAGGTCCATCCCGGCAGGCTAACGACTGATTACTTTCGGTCAATCACTTAGTGGCAGCGGCCACCTTCACGGTCTGCGTAGCCAGCCAAGCAGCATAAGCCGACTGCACGTCGCGAATCGCATCCTTCTTCAGATGCAGTTCAGGAAGCTGATTCAGGGTATCTACCGTGAGGTTCTTAGCACCGTGCAGTTCAGCGACCTTCGCAGCGGTCATTGGGTCGATGTCCTTGCCAACCAAGAAAGATTGCAACTCGCCAATCGGATCCTCGCCAAGATCGACGACCGAACCACCGGATCCTTCTGCCTGCGGTTCGCCGTAGATCGGAACCATCTCGATATCGACTTCACCGGGTGCACTGGGGTCAGCAATCATCGCGATGGCAGTCAGTTCATCAATCGTTGGCCGATGCCGCCCTTCGACCGACATCTTCTGAGCGAGCGCATTCCACGCCTTGGCCTGATCGTTCACGACCTTGACGAAGCGGCACGCCTGACCTTGCCCATAGATATCATCGAAAATCGACTTCACACCGCTCTGCGTGTGATAGATATAGTTCTTTTGCAGGCGAGCCTGCTCGGAAAGTAGCACAGCGCGAGTCAGCGGGATCGTCCGAGGCTTCTGCGGCATGCCAGTCTTGGGGTGATAGAGCCACGTATCCTTCACCTCACCGTCACCGCCACGACGGCGATAGGTCTGACGCAGCAAGGGAAATTCGTAGAAAGCCTTCGACGCCGTGATGGTTCCACGGTCGTCCGTGGTAAACAGCATCTCACACATCACGGCAAACGTAACCGGCTTCCCGTCCGTCAGGTGAAGCGTCTCTTCACCACCAAATACAACCATATCCTTAGGCATGTCGTTTCTTTCGCAAAATAGCGGCGTACCGCTCAGGGTGGAGCAACCGCATCAGCCGGTACCGATAGGCGCGGTATTCGGGCGTGCGAGACTTCGGAGGTGGGCCGAGCAACATGCGGGCTTCCTGCGGGGTCATGGAATGATGCTAACCCGGTTAGTAACATTTGTCAAGCAACAAAAAATCCCAGGGCTGTTAACCCTGGGATCGTTATCAACCTTACAAACTATCACCCTGGGAAGAAACCATTTCCCGCGAAGGAGGTAGTAAAAACTCCAGCGCTATTGGGAACTGTGAGGGCCATCGTTGTTTCGCCATGGTAGGACGTGTACTGAGTACGCTGATTATACGGCATAGGATGCGGCACAACAACGTCGCTCATAACTGGGACAATGAACAGATAGTCAGAACAGAACGCATAGCCACGAGTCAGCCAACCAGCGGTCGGATCTTCGCGATGCAGTTCCTCAAACACCGGCTCACGAACGATCAGGATATCCTCGTACATGAAGCAGTCCTGTGGAAGACCGATCTTGTACTTCTCGCCCATCGCAGCCGCATGGTCGCGCAGCGAACGATAATCCCACTTACCCGCGAGCGTGTTACCAGCCGAACCACCGGCATTAGCGCCAGTGAACACGTTGATGATCAGATCGTACATGTAGTCGCCCACACAGATGTAGTCGACCTTCTTACCGTTCGCACGGCGATTCAGCAGGGTGACGAAATCGCTGATGTTGCTCAGGATATTGTCGCCAGTCCATCCAGTCGACACGCGATGCTGGAAAATCGGATTCGCACGGCTCAGGCCGCCGATAGTGCCGCCAGTCGGGTTAGTGATCGGAAGCAGACCATCCATGCCAATGAAAGCCTTGGGCTGATCCACGTTGCTCTTGAAGAACGCCTTCGCAAGCTCAATACGCATATTGTACTTAATATCGTCAGCGTTCTCCTTGATCACGTTGACAACGCGTTCCATCGCTTCGGGCGAACGGCCACCGGGGCGAATGCCACGGTTATAGTCGATACGCACACCGGTACGCTCAACAAAGTCAAACGGCATGGTGTCGCCGAAGTGCATCTTGCCGACATAGAAGCGCAGGGCATCGCCCGTGTAGCGCTCTTCGAACGGCAGAATATCCAGCCCATCCCACCACGTCAGGCGCTGATTACGCAGACCCTTGACGTTAAAGCGGTAGCCGCCACGAACGGGATCGCCATTCTTCTTGGCCTTGCGCTGCAGGAAGTTGTAGGTGGGAGTATCAATGCGGTCGAGGGGAATAACCTCGTCGCGATTGGCAACCTTCTCAGAAAGGGTTGCGTAAACGAGATAATCCAGCTCATCCTGAGTGAGAGCGTCATTAGTGATAGGCATGATGAATCCTTAGCCAGTGAGATATTGCATGGCAGCTTTCAAGCCAGATTCAGGTTGCGCACCAGCGGCCTTACGCGTTCCAGTTCCACTAATAGGTGTGGGGGTTCTGGGAACGGGTTTGACAGCAGGCTTGCTCGCCTGAATCGCTTTCTGAACCTCACGGTGAGCATCCATGTGCAGATCATGCTGGGCGGCGGGAGACAACCGGCTATAGACGGCAACTGGATTGTAGTTCGGATACTTCGTCTGGAGCTTGTTGACGACGCTAGGCCACAACTTCTCTTTGACGTATTCCGCGTGATTCTGAACACCATCCTTCGTAAGTTCATTGGCGAGTCGGTCGGACTGATAGTCCTGTTCGAGTCGTGTGCCAATGTCGGCTTGCGGGGTCTGTTCAGGCTGAACCTGTTGCGGAACTGGCGGGGCTTGGCGTTGCTCTTGCGGAGCTGGCTTTGCCTTCAGTTTCTCAATGATATTCATCGCCTTCGTGAGATCATACTCCTTCAGGGCGGTTTCGAGATCATTGACAACAGTGTCATCAATCGCAGTCGCTTTCTTCATTCCCATCGATTCACGGAGTCCATCCATCGCGTCAAGGACACCAGCAACAACTTGCTTATCCTCAGCACGCGGACGACCAGCGAAAATACGATTGACCGAAGCGTTGAATCGAATTGCACCTGCAACCGACTTATCGCCATCATCCCCGAGATCCTTCAACTCCCCACGGAGATTGAATTGATCGAGAACTTCGCCAAACGCTTTCCCCTGATTGACAACAGGATCTTTCTCCCACCGGGTTTCCGCATCTTTCCACTTGCTATGGAGTTCGCGAATACGCTTTTCAGCCTTACGGCCAGTGAGCTTACGATCCTTTTCCGTGAAGTCGGATCCAAAAGGGTCTTCGCCTTTGTCTTCGGGCTTCGCTTCTTCCTTTGCAGGTTCAGCGGCCTTCTTCTCGACAGGCTTATCAACCTTCTGTTCGGGCTTCTTATCCGGTTTCTTTCCCGTCAGAAAATCCACAGCGCTTTCAGCGTTGGGCTCATCGGGCGGTTCAACGTCAGAAATACCCTGCGTGCCCTTAGCTGCCGCCTCAGGTGCTGAAGTATCTGCCGTTTCGTTAGCTGCCGAGCCAACTGCCGTTTCGACCTCAGTCGAAAGGGTTTCACCGGGGGACGAACCCGGCATATCGTCCATGTCATCTGGCATATCGCGCAGTATGCGAACGTTTACTTACTTTCAAGTCCCAACTTCACACGGGCTGAACGGCGGTGTTCGGAGACTCGGTCGGAGCATCGAGCGGACCGCCCTTATCCTCTTCATGTGGCGCCTGTTCACCGGCTTGTGCCGGCGGAAGACCGGGCTGACCTTGCGGCGCACCGGGTCCGCCGGGGGGCAGCATGGGCGGTAGCTGCACGATCTTGAACATATCTTCAACCTCTTCATCTGCGTTAAACATATTCTTCGCAGCACGAATGAGCGGCTTCGGATCAAAGACGACAATGCTACCGGTCGGAGCCATCGCCTGCGACATGGTACCAGCAGCTTGCGCCATCATCTGAAGCGTAGCACCGAGCGTCTGCATAGCCTGCACACGTTGTGCACGATCTGCCTGCGTGTTCAGTGCAACCGTTACCTTGCAATGGAGACGACGGAACAGCGTCTCCCGGCTGATGGGTTCCGGCCAGCCGAACTTCTGCAAGCACTGCCCAGCGACAGCAGCACCGATCATCTGATCATGCGTCACGTCGTCCGGCGGCACATAGGGCGCCGAGGGCATGCCCATCTGAGCGGCCTGCTGAGCCATGAGCTGTGCCTGAGCCTGCTGAGCCTGCTCTTGCTGGGCCACTTCCTGCGTCACCTGAGCCACGATCTGCTCATGCATGGCAGTGGCGTCCGCCTCCGAATAAATATGCGGCCAAAACGACTCCGGGCCGGCGACCAGTTGAACCTCGGTTGGCTCCAGCTCCTGCAGCAGAATTTCAGCGATCATGTCGTAGGTGCCTTCGAGCGCCTTGCGGATCGTGGTCCCACGGGCATTGCTTGAGATCGCGGCACCCTGCATAGCTGCCGAGACCTCGGACGAATACTTCACATTGTCGCCCGTGCTACCCATCATCTGCGACGGGAGCGACGCCATCTTATTCATTTCGACCGTATCGTTCGACGTGTCGAAACTAGAAGGATCGAATTGGAACTGTTGAAATTCCATAACCTCTTTGATCGACTTCGCGGCACCGAGATTCAAGCCCTTCCATTCGCCGGGATTATGATCCCGCATCTTATTGATTTCAGTCTGATCAATACCCTGCGTATTGTAGATACCACGCGGAAGCGATAGCCAACGGGCTTTCTCTTCATCCGAGCGCTTACGGTTAATACGATGCTGAATCTCAGCTTGAAGCTCAACATCCGAGTAACCGTACACCTGACCGGTCACCCGGTTCAGACGCATTACGCGGAACGGATACCACTGCGACGGCGTGCGCTCAGGAACCCACGATGCGACCGGATACGGCACACCGTCGATGAGCGTGAACACCCGACCCAGTTTCTTCGCCCACACCTCACGGACCATGACGCGCTGTGATTCCGCAGGCGAGTCAGGGCGAGGGGAAGGACCTTTCCCCTTTTCCAGTGAAGTCCCATAGTAGGACGGATTGGGCGCCCCGCCGGTAGACCGCAGGTTATTGTAGGCAAGGTTGAGATCATCCGGATGAACACCGGTCCAGTCAGTTGTATCGTCTCCATTGTCGTCCTTGATCACCTTGTAGGGGAACTTGGCCCGAGCTTCTTCGAGACTCATCATAACATCATGAGCCATCCACGAAGCGTCGTAAATTTGCTCGTAGCCACGGATACACGGATCGAAACGAAAACAATCGATAGGAACCAGTTCAGTACGAAGGCCAGCCCACAATTTGATTTCGTCGCTGATGCCAATCGACTCCATCAGGTCGGTCATCTCTTTGTATTGACTGTCATCCTTCGTGAATACATTACGACGATAGTCTTCGACTAGAACCCGAAGGTCCTGTACGTTCTCTTGCTGATCTTTACCTTCAGCATGCATACGGATCGTGTCGTCAACGTAATCACGGTCGAATGTAACCTTGATGACGGATAGCCGATACTGGCACGCATCCTGTACCCATCCTTCGACAACTTCTTGGAAATTGCTCTCCTTCGTGTACTGACGCACGACAGGTACCATGGTGGTTGCAAGGCGCTTACTCGGATCGTCGGCAGGGGCCGGAACAGGGTCACCGGTCTGCGAGACAAAAGGGATGATGTCCCACCGGAATTGGTGGTCGTCAGGAACTGTCATCGCGACAGTCTGAAGCACATTCCGGTAGACGAGATTGGTACGAACACGCCGATCATCACGACGGGTGCGCAATTCAAAGGGAATAGTTCCGCGATAACGATCAGATCGATCGAACTCAGACGGGAACAAGGTCTTAAGCGATTCCCGCGATGCACGAACGGCGGCATCTTGATCAGGACAATTCGCAGTTTTCTCCCACCACTTGTCCACGAAACCGCGAACTTTAGCAGGGATCGTCGGACGCGGCGGAAGAGGAGAATCAGGCATAACGCAAAAGCCCCGTCACCGGTGAAGATGACGGGGCATACCCTTATTGCGGATTAGTTGCTAACAGCTTCGATGGTCGCGCTGATGACCGACGTTTCGGTCGCACCGGCGGTAGCATTACCACCGATCCACATCAGATCGTTCAGGCGAAGCTGAGTACGAATCAGACCGTTGGTCGTAACCGGAGCGAGCAACTGACGGATCAGACCACGGTACACGGTGATCACCGAGAAGTTCGGGATACCAAGACCGAGAGTCAGCACGCCGATGGTCGGAGTACCGTCCGGGTTGGTGCCAGTCGCAACGGTGAAGCCGGCGTTGCTGTACGAACCAGCGGACGACAGGCCGACCACATGCTGATCCGGGTCGAGACCCGTATTCGCCGTGATGCCGGCGAGGAAGCCGGTATTGCAAGCGATGATGCGATCACGCCACGTAGCAAACCAGTAGGCACCGCCAGCAGTGGTCGGAGCATGGGTCGCAAACGGGATGTGGGTATTCACGGTAGTCACCTGACCAGCCGAGAACGCGGCAACCGCAGTCACACCGTTGGTCGGAGCAGCGATGGCAACAGTACCCGCAGCACTGTAGGTACCGGCGTTGGTCAGGGTGATACCGGTGACGCGACCGTCAACCGACACCAGCGCAGTACCAGCAGCAGCGCCAAGACCAGTGAAGGTCACTGCCGGGGGAGCCGCAGCGCTATAGCCCGAACCGGGGTTCAGGATCACCATGAAACCAAGACCGGTACCAGCACCGCCGGTCACACGCACCTGCTCAACGTAGCAGCCAGTGGGCGACGCACCTGACAGCGGGTTGACCGCATTCAGCGGATCGATACCGCCGAGAAGCTGACCGGACAGATTCGAACCGAACTGAGCAGTCTCGTAGGTCAGATCACAGGCGAACAAACCCAGCGGAGCAGCGGTACCGGGAGCGGTCGCAGCAGCAAGGTTGCGGTTGAGGATGATGTTCGCGGGGCGCTTACCACGGGTACGCTCGGTATACGGGCGGAAACCGGGGCGAACCGGAAAGGTCACCGAGTTGGCAGGGGTGGTTGCCGGGAGCGCGAAGCCCTGGGCGAGTACGGGAGTTTGAATAGCGGGCTGAGGCATGATGCAGATCCTTCGATAAGGATGGGGTTAGTATAACACGAGATCGGTAGACACCGATTGGTTGAGCCGACCCTAGCAGCATGCTGAATGTTTGCAACCGTTTACTTACTTTGCCGGTACCTTGCAGGTGATCCGAAAGAAGGCCATGACCGGCGTGCGATAACGAACCAGAGCCAGCAGACCAAGCAGACCGATAACCACAGCGAAGAGCCAACTATGAAGCCCCAGGTAAAGGAAACTGGCGCCGAGGAGACAGAGGAAGCCACCGACAAAAGCTGCTTCGGCAAAGATGGTTCCGAAGGCGGAGAGGAAGGCGGTAGCGGGGAAGAAAGCGAGGATCCGGCCGACACTGGCGACGGTGAGGATGAGACCGCCTCCGGCGATAAGCCAATCCCCAAGGGTAACAAATGCGTTGCCAACGGAGGCATGTCCGCCGCCAAAGATGCCGGGGGCCGGTTCGTCTCGCTTCTCACACCCGAGCAAGAGCACACAAGCCATAAGCATGATGGCAAGCATGAGATAGCGATAGATTTCACCAGTCATCCCGCGTTGCCGAAGTGCCGTCGTGTTCGTCTTTGACATGCTGCAACTCTTCACGAAATACTCGTGAATGCAACTCAAAAACCGATTCCTGCTTGACAAGTTCGGGAAGCGGCGGAGGCGGTGGCTTGACTGATCCCCTGAAGGCGTATTCGAGCGAGACGAGCGCATCGATGAAATCATCTTCGCCATCACCGGCAGGAGAGAACTGCATGAGGAGTCGTTCGCCTACGGTTTTCATCCACGGAGTATTTGGAAAGAACCACTTCCGCTTTTCCATACGTGCGGCTAAGCCAGAGGCGTGTACGTCCTTCGACCGTGTACGCGCGTAACGAGATTCGATCATCCAATGATTCTGTTCGACGTATTCCTCTCGGAACATATCGCCCATCATGTTTGCGATAGTTCCCTTTTCGACTGAGATTACCGTGGCCTTGGTACGCTTTCCGAGTGAAACCGCTTTAAAGACCGACTGTGCTGGTGAGAACTTCCCATATTCAATATCTGGATGGATATACACTGACCCATCGTGAGCGATTCCACCCGACACAATACCTGAGTGATCATTATGTTCTCCAGCTTTGGAGGCGAAGTCGGCACCGATAGCGGGCTTGAGGTCTTCCCATTTAATGGTTGCCGGATCATAATAGTGTACCCATTCCTTACGAAGGAAATTTCCACTGTCGAGATAGGGAGCACAAAGGTACAGTGCAGCAAAATGTCGTGCAGTTGAGTCTGCTTTACGCACCATGAGATCCGCCCATGGAACCAGAGCGGGATGCAAAGCGAGTTGCTTGGCTTCATCTACAATAGCCGGGAACTTGAAGGTCGTCCAATTTCCCGTGGAAAGAAGCAGCCGACCTTGGAGATCATCAGGATGCCAGCGCGTAGCGGTAATGAGCACACCACCACCGGCCATCAGACGATTGGAAGCAGTACCCGACCACCAATTCCAGATACGCTCACGAATCACGACCGAGTCAGCGTCTTCGGTGTTTCTATGATAGTCATCTACGCACATGATATCAGCGCCAAGACCAGGGAGACCTGAGTTGATGGTCGTGCTCACAAAAGAGTTCTTACCACCTTGCAGCTTTACAAAGTCTTTCGCATTGAAGGACTTGTCAATTTCTACGTTGAATAAATCCTTGTAACCTTTTGAGTTCAACAAATCTCTCACATCACCGCCATTTTTGGTAGCGATGTCATCTGAGTGCGTGACTGCGATAAATTCCTTACAAGGATTACGTCCAAGAAACCATGCGGGGAGGAGCCTTGTAACATGATGCGTTTTGCCGTGTCTCGGTGGCGCAGAGATCATAAAGCGCGGAGACTCTTTCCGCTCGACCCGCTCTGCAAAATCTTGAACGATCCTACACAGTTCTCTGGTAAACGCGCATTCCAGATACTGATCACCGAGCATGAGCCGTGCAAAATCAACGAAGCTCCGACGCGCTAGTTCACGCTGAGCAAGAGAGGCTTTAGCGGTTACAAGGTTAGGCATGTTCGTCAGTTACAAAGTTAAAGCCAGCGTATCGATCGGCCATGGTCGGAGGGACAGGCAACCGAAACTCCTCAACGACTTCTTGGCTTTCGTCGAAGGGAATCGGCCGTGCAGGTAGATCACCGACCATCTTCGAGATACGCTCAGCGAGTGTGTACGGTTTCTTAGCTTCATCACAGCGTGAAACGTTCTTTGAGTCAAGAAACATATGCGCTATATCGACTTGCGTCTCTAGCATTTGTAACTTGGCAAGTACATAGTTGTGAATAGAATCAGTCATCGGATGTTCCTTCGTCTTTAGCTTTTTGAATATAAACGATTGCTGTCTTCATGAGATCAATCCTATCATTGAAAAATCCGATTGCGCTATTGCATTTACCGCACAAGAGTCCTCTGATCTTACCTGAAACATGGCAATGATCCACAGACAAGTGAGCCTTCTTACTGTATGGAAATGTCCCACATATCGCACATACTCCACCTTGGCCGGCTAACATGGCTAAATATTCATCATATGTCAATCCAAAAGTATACTTTAACCTTTTCGCAGCCGCTTTCTCTTTCGGCACGAGAGAACGAGCGTGTCGTTCTTTTGCGATAATCTTATCATGATTATTTTTTCTAATTTCAATTCGCCTAGCATCATATACAGCATGTCGTCTACTGTACAATTCTTTGTGACGGATTGAGTTGCAGGATCTACAATAAACCTGAACACCCGTTTTATTACGAGAACATTTGTTGTATTCATCAAGCGGCTTCACTGACGAACACCCGAAGCAAAATTTATGGCCATCTGGCACATTGGCTTCAGTGGTTCTTCGCCTGCGACCCACCGTCGGACGGTTCGGGGGTTGATTTGAAGAAGAGTTGCCAAATCCGTTTGGGACCACCCCATCCGGCATAGATGCTCCTTGAGCTGAGTCGGTGTCATGCATTCAACCACAATAGGACTATTTGCCCTCATGTCAAGTCCCCTTCTTCCTTGGCCTTTGCTATTAGGTCCCTAAGCTCATTTTCACTCATCTTTGCCAGCTCTGCCTTAGTCGTATCCTTTAAGCTTCTCGATTTGCGGTCCATTTGCTCGGAAGTACTTGCCCTGTCAATACTTTTAGCGTCGGCGATCGATTTCGCCATCAACGTTTTCCAAATTTCGATACGTTCCCTACCTGTCAGCGGAGAAGATCCAAACATCCCAGTCGATAGTGCTTTTGCACCAATCATCACAAGACTGAGCGGATTCAGTGCCGCCCGTGCGAGTTCGGAATCTTTCAGCCGGTCTGTGAGGGTCGTCACATCTTTGATCAGATCCGTCTCTTCCTCTTTGGGAGATTCGCCATTGAGGATACGCTTAGCGTAGATAGCGATTTGCTCACAGCCAGGGGGGCAGGCATTCGGCTTCGTGAGTGCGAGGAGAGAGGATTCAGAAACTTGAGCGAGCAATTCGAGTTGTTCGCCATTGGTCAGTTTCATCCAGACGGATAGCTGCACATTGCGCCACCAAGGGGTGGGATTTACAATGTTGCTATCCGGATTCTCTGGCCACTTGTTGGGATCGCTCATGTGAAAGTATCGAAGGTTGGATCAGTTTTAATCAAGACACCCTCAAACATATATCTTGCCTCTTCGTCCGTCAATCGATTTTTTCCAGCCATTTTGTAATCATATGGATTCGTCTCTTTAAATTTAGCAAGACAAGCGCGTATCCGATCTGTATGCGATTTCTTTCTTGTCGGATTCTGTTTAATATTAATCTTACAGTGAGACAACAGTACATCGAACTGATTACCATCGCATGTAAATCTTGTCCCAGACCGCTCTACAATATTACAAATATCTTCATAATATGGGTTATCTTTCGAGAGATCGCCATCGTAGTAATCGAATATGGCTCGGACTACTTTCTTTATTTCTTCAATGGGTGTGACAGTGGGCATACTCATCCCCCGTGAATCGTACAGCGTTCATGTGTAATCTGCCCGTACTTCGCATTGCGTTTCGCTAAACACGCACGAATACGTTCGGTATGAGAGAGAAAAGGTTTCAGAGGTGAGCCACGCAATGATTCATAGAGCGAGTAAAACCTACCGATATCAAATGGCATATTGTGCTTAAACGTTTTGAACAACTGTTCGCACGTCATCGTCGGATGACGGTTGATATGAGCCATAGCTAAACGATCATAATTCATGCCCGACTCCTTTCTAGACACTTGCGAAACCGAGAGGTAAGATCGATACCACGTTTAACCGACCGTACTGACTGGCATATTTCGTCGAACTGTTCTGCCGATATGAAATGATCGCACATACTGTGTAACTCTTTCGAGCTAGTTGGCAACCGTCTACCGATAAAGTCGATGACGACTTTAATCTTCGTCTTATCGGTAATTCGTTTCATTTGTTAGGATACATCTGATGAAGTTGTTGCGGAGTCCATATGACCGTCTTAAATGAAATACATCCCCTGAGATATTCCGCAAAGTCAATCGGCTTATCGTTCCGCTTCTTCAAGCAAGCGCGAAAGCGTTCCGATAGTTTCTCGCCACGAACTCTTGCCATCTCTTCCCACGTACGGATTTTATTCGCAGTAGTAGTTTGGAACGAATACTTCCGGCCCATAATATACTCGAATTCATTATCACTAATTGTCTTTCCTGAAGGCATCGATACGTTCAATACATTCCACAGTTGGCTTCCCATCCCTGACGGCACGTTCGAGTTCGACATAATGGGTTAGTTCCTCAGTAGGGATGAGACATATTTTATCGTGGCATGCACGAATGAGAATCTTGGTAACCGTTTCACTCAGGCTATCATCTGCCGGTGTGTGTTGTTCGAGCCAATCCCAGAGGTGCTTAGGGAGTCCGATTGTCTTGGGTACTTTGGCTGTGCGATATTTGCTGCTCACGTTGTCTTCCTCTTTAGATTATTCTTCATATATTTATCCGCTTCATCTTTACTTTCAAATGCAGCGATGGCTGCTAGATCCTTGTCGCATACGATCCACCATTCGTCCGGCAAATCATTTTCGTATTCGTATTCTTTCCTGTGGTTCTGGTAGACCGATAGCTTTGGCTGCGTGCTCATACTTTGTAGCTTACGCTGGCGTGGGTGGAGTCAACTAAAAGTTTGTAAGAATAGTTTTGAATTTATAACTCGTTGGTGGCCAAGGGGTAATGAATATAAGCATCCCCAAGTGAGGTCAACCTCGGGGTAGGTACCCTGCCCAGGCAAGAGCATAATAACAGCATCGGCCCCTGTGATGGTTGGTAACAAGGAGTCTAGACGGACCTGTTGAGAGGCATAGACTAAGAGGGTAATTCAGATAACACCTAAACACTTGGTTTCCACCTGATCGAAAAATAGTTGTAAGTCCTGTAATTAAAAGCCACTGGAGCGATGCTCAGATAACTTAGTTAAAAATAGGGGTATAGACACTGACAGTGATAGACAGGTAAACAAAAGTAGACATTAAATAATAATATAATTAAATTTTTTTCAGAGTTTTTTTATTTTTTATTTATTATTGTATTAGTGTGTGTAAATTTTTATTTACGTGTGTCAATTTTTCATTCAGTGAGTGTCTATACCCCCGCTTTCCTAAAATCAAGGGTGTTAACCCAAAAGCCACTGTCCCACATCAATTTACGAGCACAGTTAACTTTTTTGGAAAAGTGTTATCTCAAACGACCCCATTGCGACTCAACAGCAATAGGGCCGTGTAGACCCATTGTTGCTAACCGTCTTCAAGGTCCTGCGTAATAACGATTTGCGACGGATCAACACCATCAAGGACGATCGGAGCACTGTCACATGCAACGATTGTAACGATTCCCCAGTCAGGATTAAGGCGATAGCATATTGTCGGCCGTCCACCTCTATCAGATGTCGGCTTGGTCACCGTCTTCAAGACTTGCCCCGATCCGATCAATTCGGCTAGATATCCCTCGCGCTCCTCTTTCCCGATATTCGTAGTCGAGCGGATGAGCACAGTACCCGACACACCCGCAGCGCCACCTGAGGCAATGACCCTTAGCACACGTTCTCGATGCCCTGAAGTACCCCTTTTCTTTCGATCCTTGGTACCCTGACCCGACTGCATGGCGAGAATCGAAAGTTCTAACCTCTTAATTTGAGCTAAAATAGCGTCAATGGACATAATTTGCCCCTTTCTCATCTGAATCTACCCCTCTTAATGAAGAGTCAAGCTAAAAGGCTAACGTGCGTTAACCTAATTATCCCCTTGCATCTGTTTCCCTAGCCACTAGAAAGGGTACAGGAGAACCAATCATGGATCCTGCAACCTGCATTGCCGATTACATCACTACCGGCAGCACGGCAGAAAAACTCACACTCGGGGGAAACCTTCGTGCGTGGTATTACCGCAAGGGATTTCATCCGCTCTTATCGCACGTTAAAGCAGAAGTCGAAAAGCGCGGAAAGCGGTGGACTGAAACTCGCAAGGCAAATGCCGTAGCCCTTGGTGCTGTTTAACCACACGCTTGACAATCACCAATAGCCACTAGAACACACTCACAAGGACACACTATAATGACCAAAACCATGCACGCCATCTTGGCTGTAACAGTTTCCGCAATGCTGACCGGTTGCGGATCGTATCCGGATGAGGACACGCCCGCACCGGGGGTAGTTATCGGACCTGTATCGGTCGCGATAATGCCGACCGGAATTCGTCACGGCTTTCCGGATGCAGCATTTCGTATTGTATCACTGCCAACCGGCGAGAGATTTCTCATGGTCTCATCCGGCACAGCGAACTCGTCTATTACCGTTGTGCTGTTGCCATCTGTGACTAAGCCGGAATAACATGCATCTTAATACCATCTACATCGCATCCATTCGCGATGCATGGCCACTGCGTCATATCCCCTCTATCCGTCCGCTCATTCGCCAACTCATTACCTCGTTACGGAAATAATATCATGATCAAGACATACAAAGGCATCAAACTGTATCGGATGAATAATCAATGGCATGCCGAGATAAAGGGTGTGTGGGTCAACACAAATGAACGATATATCGACCGAGCTAGAGAATTAGTCGACATGTGGCTAGGTAACTAAGAACCGGATAAAGTAGGGCCGGTTACCCCTACAATCAACACAGGAGTCTTTATCATGCCTATCGTCAACGATCGTCGCACCCCGGAACAGATGAAAACGCATCGTTGGCTGGTAACAGCTACCGACAAATTCATGTCAGGATGGGGCCACGCATCCGGTGGCTTGAGCAAATGCGCATGGGCATGCGAGACGCACATGGAAGCAGCGACCTGCTATGATCGCATTAAGGCACGTGGCGACATGAAATATGTCAACATCCGTTGCACTCCATGGCATCCGCGTGCGGCTCATGTGTCCATTTACGTGAATCGGGAGGAAGCATGAAACGCTTTACCTGGAAGTTCAAAGGTCGCACGGTCACTGCTTACACGGTAGCCGGCTGCATCTTCACCGGTCGTGGTGCACCCATGCGCGCTCTTTCCCTCTGGTGCAAGCATAATCCTAAGCGTGTTCGGAAGAATCCGCTATGAAACGGGAAGTAATCATCGCACCAGACGGAACCATATCACTAGGTGCTCCGGTAGTTTCTATAGAAGAATTTGAAAAGTTGTTGGGTAAGGTGGAACGTCTACACGGTCCAGGTGGAGTTAGTCGTCTACTGGGAAGAGATGAAGTAGATGGTCGTTTGCAGGAAATCGAACGAAGAGCAATTGAAGAAGAAAAGTGGGACTTGCAAGACATTTTATTTACTCAATTTTACATTATTTTAAAAGAAGCATGCGAACGTGCGTAATCAATCTAAGCAAGACAAATCTGCAAGCCGGGCGTTGAAGAAAACGCTCGGTATCTGCATCGATTGCCCATCTCCTGCGGAGCACAACCGCGTCAGATGTTCCGCTTGTCTGTTACGTGCCTCCCAGTGGGCGAAAGGATCCTATAAGGGCGCTAGCCATGAGTAAGTATTTCGTTGGTCAACGCCTATTGGTGAAAGAGATAAACTTAGCCGAGCTGTCGGGGAAAGTTTTCACGGTATCTAGGGTAGAAGGAGGTGACGTCTGGATAGATACACCAGACGGACCGAACTGGGCATCGACTCAGTGGATGGATCAACATACTATCCACGTATACGAGAGACACACCGAAAGACTTCGCGCATGTCTCGCTAAATTTACACCTGAACACTCGTCTGTGAAAGAAGGCGATAGAGTCAGGATACATCGTAACGTCGCTACTTACGGTGATAGAACTGGGGTAGTTCAAATAGTTAAATCAGATAGGGTTGTCGTGATATTCGACGACATTGGTCGAAATGTATTCGGACTACACGAAATAACTAAGGTAAGACAATCATGACAGAATGGAAAGTCGGTGATAAATTGCGTGCTCCGCCTAACTGGGGATTCCAGTGGGCTAATAAAGTGTGCATTTTAATTGAGTTTGACGAGTCTATTCGTGAGGGAACGATAAGACTACTTTCAACGCAAGAGACATGTCCGATGTCGCTACGTGAGTTAAACGAAATTGGTCATTATTACGATGATCACATCACGCGCTTGCGTGCGTGTCTTGTTACATTTCATAAACAATATATGCGCTGGGAAGCGTACGACAACACAACCGGCCTGCTTCGGGTCGAATGGATTAAGAAATGACCAATCAACGCTCGAAAATCATGACAGCAGCGCTTACCAAGTGCTTCCTGGAATACCACTACGCAACATCCGATGCACACGCACTCGGTGAACAAGTCTTCTCCCTCGCCATGTCTGGTCATCATGCGCAGCGACGGCTGAAAGATGCAGCATACAGAAACGCTTGCGTTAAGGCTCGCATGTGGTATGAGAGAGCCTTGCGGTTTACCGAAAGGATGTGACAAGTGAAAATAGGAGACCAGTTAATTGTAACTAGCACTAGGCATGCCCCTCGCCATATGACACACGATGTGATTACACTTACAGACTATGTCAATGGGCAATGGATTTTTGTAAATGCGAGAACAAAGGACACCGATCGGTCGATTGGTATATTTTTAACAAATTCCTGTAAAGCCATTCGTTGTAATCACACAGAAAGGCTGCGAGCATGTCTAGCGAAACGATCAAAGTAGGTCAAATCTATATCGCTGGCCCCTCTTGGCAACACGAATGGATCGGACACGCGTTTGTCGTTAAGAAAGTCGAATCCCAAAGGGTCATTGTAACGCGATTGTCAGACGACAGAGACGGGCAAGCTGATCGCTATAGTTTTGATTCAGAACTAATCAATTACACAGAACGCATCCGCACACTGCTTAAAAAGAGAGCATCATGCACGGTATCATCGTTGACCCCTACACATACCTAGTTATCGCTTGCCAACTTATTTTAGTCGGCATGCTCATTCGTCTCACCATCCGTTACTATCGAAAGAAGTAATCATGACTGCTGCCGAACTCATCAAAGACCTTCAAGCCGTGCCGCCTGATACGCAGATTCGCGTATGGGCCGACCATGGTCAATCCTGCATGATCGCCCATACGGCTTGCATGCAAGCTATCCTCAAGGATGATATCGACGAAAATATGGACGATACCATAAACATCGATGATGAAGGAAAGATCGAAGAAGGTGAAGACGATGAACTCACTTCAGATGACTTGGTCTACATTTTTGAAATCGGTGCCCCGTAATGCCGGAGGACCTTGAAATAACCGATGTTCCCGCCTTGGCGAAGTCACTGCACGACGCATCGGAAATCGAACACTCTTTCGGCCCACAGCAATACGGCGGTGTGTTCATCAAGAAATACACCCGTTTCAAGAATGGATGCGAAGAAATTTCGCTGTTCACCGTTGAAGAGCAAAAGAAATTGCTCTTGCAAAACGTCTTCTTCGGTGCAAAACCAACTCACACGTTCACCTAGAAAGCACATCATGAGCGACTATCAAGACGAACCATCCGACCCCTTACGCGACATCATCGGCGGCTTGCTGAAACGTGCCAAGGAGGAGCACGAAGAGGCGATCCGCGAGCCCATCGCATCGTATCCCGTGCCTGAAGAGCACATCGAACAGCTCTTGACCCTCGCACAAGCCGAACGACAGGCAACGACGAAGCTCGCAGAATTGGTCGCCAGTACGGCCCTCTGGCGACCAATTCTGCGAGCTTCGTCGTGAACGAAGGACTATTCCTGCGTCATCGACACCAGCAAGTGCCTGCAACCCCGCATCCGCCTCGTCGACCCTGTCAAGCGTCCCTGCGTCGGCCGCGATGGCGTACGCGATATCGTCACCATCGCTGGTAAGCAGCTTGACGAACTGCATCAGCACATCGTTGGTGATGGCCCGCTTGACAAATACCGCCTCTGGAAATATCTCCAGACGATTGATGCACGTGTCAGCAGCAACGACAATTGGACGGTGTTGCTTGGCTCGTCATGTGCCTACCTGCTGCGCAAAGAAGAAGCAGATGATTAAAGAACGTGAACGATTGCGCAACCATTCTCGCAGTCAGAAAGAGCTTGTAATCGCTCAGCGGCTGCTAGAAGAGTGTAAAGACAAGCCAATTCGCATCGTTGACACCGAATACCTGGGAGGGATCTATCGACATGGCAAACGCAGAGCAGATAACTATCCCGACGGGATACCGGAGGATGACGAAGGATGACGAAGGATGAGGGGATCGCCCTTCGCCAAGGGTCAGAAATATACATTGCTGATTTCCGAGAAGAGCCATACACTATCATCCGTCAACAGGTACGCCGACACGATGAAGACGACGTCAACGACGGATCATTAGGTTGGTTTTCACGACATTCCGGAAATTGGAATGTGTCTAAACACGTGTTCTTAGTTGTCAAAGTCGACTACGATGAACGCATACGCGCATGCTTAGCGAAGTTCACGCCCCCTGTCATCGATTGGCGGAAAATTAAAGCAGGTGACTTTGTCGACACATATCGATATGGTTTAAAAAAGATTATATCAGTTGAACCAAATGGATATGATGGTGAATTACCTGTCCGTTGCCTTGGCGGATGGTTGCGAGAACGAGATATCAAAGAGCATATACCGCAATGACACAAACAGCACCAACCCATACGTTTGCAGTCGGTAAGAAATATCGCTTGACCACTGACAAATCTGTTTTCAATATACGATTGCCGATCGGCGCGGAATGCGTCATAGAGTCTATTGACAGGAGCAATGGTTATTGTCGGTTCCTCCTCCACCCTGGTGTAGGGCTCCAGGTATTCAAATTAGCCACGGACGGCCCGAGATGTCTTGAAAGAATCTATGACGATCACACAGAACGTATCCGCGCTTGTCTCGCCAAGCGAAAAGTCAATCGTGCCAACTGGAAACCGAAAGTCGGTGATAAGGTACGTATTCGCCAATGGGATGACATGGAAAAGGAATTTGGGCTAGACTCTGCCGGAGATATTAAGTGTTTAGCTAGCTTCACGAGATCTATGCGAAATATGTGCGGAAACAACCATACGGTGCTTAGTGTTGATGAGAGTGATGAGTCAGCTATCCTTGACGGAGATATATCACATTGGATTACAAACGACATGATTGAACCGATCTAAAAGATCCCTCTTGACACCTTTTAAAACCTTGTAAGTTAGAATCACATCCACCCTGATACACAGGACAGACCAGACATGGCACACGACGCTAAATCCTTTCTCACCCTCACTCAAGACGAACTGGAACAGACCGTCGTCATGTGTGAACAAGCGGAAGAAACCGCTGCGAAGCTGAAGGAGACTTCGCATCAGCTCGAAAATCGTACCAAGGAAGTCGAAGTGCTGGCCGATAAGGTCCGCGACTCCGAACACAAGCACGCGGTACTCGAACAGCAGGTGGCCGTACTCACGGCCCAGGTCGGCTCCGCTGGCCAAATCCAGACGTTTTCCGCCCCGATCACCGAAGAGGGCAAGGCTGGGTCGATCCCCTTCTTGGATGCCTCCTACGCGGTTCCCAAGTGGGTTGGCGAGACGCTGGCGCACCTGCTAACCGACGAAGCGCTCCCCGTGGTTGCCCTGACCGGCCCGGCCGGCATTGGTAAAACCCATGGCGCTGAGCAGTGGTGTGCGCGGAACAAGCGCCGCACCGTGTTGCTCAACTGCAAGGGTCAGGACCCTTACGCGTTCATCGAATCGCAGGAACTGCGCGATGGCCACACGACGCGTATCCAGGGCATCCTGACTGAAGCTGTTCAGTCGCCTGACACGATCATCATTCTCGACGAAATCGACACGTCGCCGGCTGAGTTCCAGGCGCTGCTGTTCGGCATGCTCGAAGTCGAGCCGCATCGTCGTAAGATCACCACGCAGGGGAACGGCGTAATCCGTGTTGCCCAAGGCGTGCGCTTCATCCTGACGATGAACAACATCGGCATGAACTGCGGCAGTCGCCACCGTGGTTCCGTGCTCCCGCCGATTCAGAATCGCGTGTCGGGTTGCGCCGGTTGGATCCAGGTGCCGATGCCTGAAGAAGGCGACCTGATCCGCATCCTGCTGGGTAAGAATCCCACGATGGCTGCCGACATGGTGCGCAAGGTCGCTAAGGCGACGCTCCAGCTTATCAAGGCATCGGCTGACGGGCTCATCGACTGCGATGTGTCCATCCGTACCGGTCTCGGTGTCTGCAAAGCGCTTCCTCGGTTCGGTGTCAAGGGTGCATGGGGGCTCGGGCTGCTCGACGGCATCGATGATCCGACGCAGAAGGCGGCTGCTGTGACTGCCATCTGCGCCCACTTCCCCACTGACTTCAAGCCGGTCGGTAAGTAAATCGTGTGGGTCCGTCTTACGCGCAACTGCTGCTGGGGGCCAAATGCAGTATATGGGAAGGGAACCATACTTCCGGCAGTCGCGAATGGCGATGGGACCTTTGGGTTTAAGCCAACTGAACACCACTACGGATGTAGAATAGCTGCATGCGAAGGTGAAGACGTGACAGCAGAAGTATACGACACACGAATCCGCGCATGCCTTGCGAAATTCAAGCCGAAACGACTCCTAGAGGGAGTCGAAGTAGGCTGGGAGGTGATGATGCGTATTGGCGAGACTGCGAGAGTCTATTGCATCGAACCAGATTCAAGATGGCCAATTAAATACGAAGAAATGGACGGCTGTCAGTGGAGTTGTGACTACGACGGTATAGAGGATCCGATGATGAATACAGGGAAGTATGATATCGTAAAAGTCTTAGGGAAGCATCATGAGTGATATCAACCTGACCGGAGTACCTGTTGGCACGAAAGTGCGCTTACGGTCAGGAGATATTTTCACACTCGGCAGACACACGAACCACGAAATATATTCGATCTATATCAGCAATGGGACCACCGTCACCTCTAAAGGTATTGTACAACGAAGCACGTACCCTAACGAAGATGATGTGGTTGCAATCGTGACCGACAACTACACCGAACGCTTGCGAGCTTGTCTCGTTAAGCGGAAAGCCAACAATAGAGCTTTTGCCAACGGGGATCTAGTTAGGTACAACGGTGCAGCAGAAGAAGGCCGTAAATTTGAAAGACCAGATGTAGGAACCTTTCTTAAGGTCCTTCACATCGGATTAGATGGCTGGCCAGAGTGCATAAGTCAAACCGGAAAGAGGTACGGTTTCCCCCCACATACGCTAAATCACGCTTGACACCTTTTCAAACCTTGTAAGTTAGAATAACAGCTAGAACGAGAACACGAGAAAGCGAATCAACCATGAAGTTCACCGACCTCTCAGACCGCGAACAGATGTCCTACCGTGCGCAGTGTCGCACGCTGTGTCAGGCGTTGACGACAATCGACGCTGATATCGACTTTCAAGCTGTCGACTATCCGGCGGCTATGACGTTCGACAATGGTGATACGCGGATCATCGTGAATCAGGCGATGCCGGTCGATGCCATCGCTGGCCTGATCATCCACGAATGCGGGCACGTGCTCGCCACCGACTCGCCGGCTTTCTTCAAGATCGCGAAGAAGTGCGAGGGTGAAACCAGTAGCTATATCAATATCGTCGAAGACTACCGCACGACGTACGGGGTTATCGCGACGTACTTCCCCTGGTGCATGCAGTACATCAGTCAGATGGTCAACGAGCTGACTATCGAGCATCCACCGGCAGTCGATATGCCATCGAACATCGTCAACGTGTTGTTCAATCAGCTTCTCCCCCATGGCGCTGATCCGAAGATGCTTGCCGACGCACACGCCTACGTCGAAACCTGGGGCAGTGCGATCCTGTCGGCACCTGATACCGCTTCGCTCGAAGCTGCTGCGTTGGCACTCGAAAAGCTCGACCAGAAGCACGGCAAGCAACAGCCTCCGGTTGAAGAGAAGGAGAGCGAAGAAGAGCAGGAGCGCATGCAACAGGTCTACGGCTCAGCCGCTGAAGAGATTCAGCAGTTGGCTAAAGAAATGGCTATGGCGCATGGAAAGAGCGAAGAGGATTCCGAAAAGGAAGCCAAGGCGAAGGCTCCTGGTAAGTCCGGTAAGAAGCCGCAGCGTGGGAGCACACCCTATAGCTCTTCGTCCGACTCGCGGGATTTCTCACTCTCACCTATCCATGACCAACAGGGCGGCTTTATCGCTGCACTGAGCCACTTGTCGGGCATGCGCAACCGGCTGCATGATGCCGTGATGTCGTCCGACTATGGTGCGCCCCAACGGTACACGAAGAAAGGTCAACTCGACTGCCGTCGCATCGCCTATGCGACTGTTACAGATAGCGTGTTTCAACAGCCATTCCACATGAAGCACAAGGCGAACACGGCCATTGATGTCGTTATCGACTGTTCGGGTTCCATGTCGAGCGGTGTCACGTCGACGCTTGCCCGTGCGCACATTGCAGCGGCTACTGCTTTCATGCTCGGGTCCGCTCTCAGCCGAATCGACGGAACCCATGTCGGCGTACTGCTCTTTGATGATGGCGTCAAGCGCATGCACGAAGTACAGCCGATGCGCGGAATCAACCACGACAAGGGAGCCAAGTGGGGCAACGCTGGTGGCGGTACTAATACCGAGCATGCGGTTACGCAGTCGGTTCGTGATCTGCTCGCGGCACGTTCACCTAAGCGTCGGATCAGTCTCGTCATTACCGATGACATGGCAGCTAGCCAGGATCAGATTGACGCGTGCTCTCGACTCGGTGTTGAAGTCTACTGTCTGTGCATCGCAAGCAGTCAGAAGGATACCGAGAACGTAAAGAACTGCACCGATGTTGCCAAGCTCCCCGGCATGGTTGCTGACTTGGTGTCGTCTATGCTTGCCAACTCGCGTCGGCAATGGGTTGCGTAATGTTTGCCGTTGGCGATAAAGTGATAGGGATTCGCACCACGGATGGGCCTCATATTCTACTCGATAGATTCGTGGGGGAAGTGGGTGTTATTGAGAGTTTTACCCCTACCAAAAATAATAAGTGTGGGAGAGGGTGCGTTGTTGATTTCGGAGAGCACGGTAGAGATGGATGCTACGAAGAAGAGGTAGAGTTAGTCGAAAGCAAATTCGATGAACGCATACGCGCATGCCTTGCAAAGAGAAGCTTATGACATTCAAGGTCGGAGATCGTGTTCGTGTGATACGCACATCAGGTTTTTTTGACTCTCGAATGGGTCTGCACGGGACTATCGTGAAGTTGGCCGACGACGGACGTGCAGCGTATGTTACGTTTGACGATACGACAGTAAGACCGGACTTCGGATTCTCAGAAGATTTGCAGCTCGCCAGTGAAGACTGCACAGAGCGTATCCGCGCTTGTCTCGCAAAGAGAGGCGTATGATGTTTAAAGTTGGTGATCGTGTTATCGTACGGGTTAAACCAGATGCATGTGGTTTTTTAGACTCTGATGACGGTAGAGCTGGCATCGTGGCGAATGTGTTTAGCCACGACGTAGTACAGGTTAAATTCGACGACGGGTACTCTGGAGACGGACGCCAAAGCGAAGTTGAGTTACTTGATTCGAAATTCGATGAGCGGATACGCGCTTGTCTAGCTAAGCGAACACGACTACCGAAGGTTGGAGACACTGTTGAGATTATCGGCCCATCGATCGGAGGCAATCGCGAATTACGAAACGGAAATACTTTTACAATTTCACAAACCCATAACGACTATTCTAACGGCGAATGGTTTAGTCACATTGGGTTTTTAGCTTATCCCGCATCTTCATTGCGTGTGATTAATCATGTTCCGCTCAAGGACATCGCTTAGCGCTGTTCAGTAAATTGCAACCGAATATCGTGAGTCGTTTGAAACGATGTCTCGGGACACACTCATTTGAAGAAGGACAAGTCTGTCCAGCTTGCGAAGTAGTCGGATATATTTCTGTGTTCAAATACATCCGAACAGGACAATGTACTTGTTTTATATCACCTCCTTGTCACAGTTGTACTGAACAACCCCTCCTTTGTGAAGAATGCGGATTACCAGCGTATGAAAACCCTCGCAAACGTTCGTGATGACTACGAACATAATTTCAACCCCACCCTCTGCGATATTCTCGGAACTGTGTCAGCACAGTATCGAGCCAATGTCAATGAAGCTTTCTCATGCCAGCTTATGCCCGTACGGGATAAGTGGGTAGCATGGATCTACGACGGTGAGGAACAGGTCGCGTACATCCCGCTCAAAGATACCTGGGCAGAAGCATGCTCCGCTGCGTATAATTTGCGCAATGAGTACGTTGAAGCAGCACTTGAGGGCGTCTATTTGGCCGCCGTCAATGATGCACTCAGCTTACAACAGGAAATCACTTGCGCTCCATCGACTGATTCGTATCGTTAAGGACCACCATGAGTACACCAGATTACGATGTAGCTTACAACTGGAAGCGAGGCGAGAAGACCGGATGGAATACTATCGGGCACGCTTTCGTAGAGGAAAATGGATCGATCAAGATCTATTTGAATTCAACTCCCATTCCAGCCCTTGAAAAGAATCCGGGTAGTCTTACCCTTTACCCCAAGAAAGTAGCCAAGTAATGCCCCTTAACCTTCATGTGCTTGCCGACATCGCTCCCGAGAGTGTCGAGCTTGCCCGCATCAAGACCGAACTTGGTGCCGCTGACGATGCATCCGCACGTCAGTTCCTTCCCTCATACCGTGCGCTTGTCGGAAAGACTATCGGTCGTCCGATGGATTTCGCTAAGCATGCACGACTGTCAAAGAAGCACGGGAGGAAGTAATGGTATACGATCCCTCCCTCATCCTCAAAGGCAAGCTTCCGAAACCTCCTTTCGGTGCTATATTTGGTAGCGGCAAGATCGGGAAGACTACCTTCTGTGCGTCAGCACCGAATTCGATCTTTCTTCCTACCGAAAAAGGCACCGATCACATTGACACCAGTCGCATGCCCTTGATCGAATCATGGGACGACATGAAGGCGGCTATCCAGTGGCTGACGGCTGAGCCGCACGATTATAAGACGGCTGTGATTGATTCGCTCGATCACTTCGAGCCGATGATCCACAAGGAACTGGAACGCAAGTGGCAAATGCCCCTTGATAAGATTGCCGGCGGCTTCTTCCGTTGGCGCGCTGAGGCTGTGAAGCTCTGGAAGGAACTGATCCGTGATCTGGAAAATCTGCAAAGCGCTCGCGGCATGGCGGTATTTCTGATTGCACATTATAAGATAAAGGATATCAGTGATCCACGCACTGACACCTACAGTCGTATCCAGTTGAAGCTGGACGAAGCCGCTTCCTCGTATGTCTTTGAGGCAGTCGACTTTGTCGGTTACGCTGGCTTCGACATCAAGACCATTGACACGTCGGACGATGACCGTAAGCGTGCTACATCGAACGGCCAGCGTCGGCTGTACTTTGTCGAGAAGCCCGCTTTCCAGGCTGGCAACCGCATGGGTCTGCCGGCTGAGATTCCTCTTGACTGGAACGAGTTTGCCACTGCGTGGAAGAAAGCGAAAGAGGCGTGACTATCCACCTTCCGCAATTTATCTTTCTATTCTTTCTCATCGCCCAGCTTGTAATGGACGCTGGTCGAGACGGAGAGGATAAGAAAGGTAAGCACAAGTTTGAAGACTCGTTAATCAATGTTGTCGTCATGTTCGGTATCCTTTACTGGGGAAACTTCTTCAATCAACCATGAACTATTCCATTCAATCAACCAAGACGAAGAAGTACTGGCAAGCTGGCGAATGGCGACCCAAGCTTGAAGAGGCAACCAAGTATCCGAGTCGAGACGAAGCAGAAAACGTTGTGATCTTCCGAGTTCTCGGAAGCAACGTCGATATCGTCGAGAACACCACACCGTTTGTTAAGAAAGGGTAACTTTACCATGAGTTCGTTCTTTGATCAGGAATTTGTGGCCGATGCCAGTCAGGCACAGGCCGAATATACTCCAATTCCAGAGGGGGATTACACCCTTGTCATCGAGAAGGCGGAAACCAAGCCGACGAAGGCCGGTACCGGCGAGCGTCTGAACCTCCAGTTTAAGGTGGACGGAGGCGATTTCGATGGTCGCAAGGTCTTCCACGGGCTGAACATCCGCAATCCGAGTGATGTTGCCGTAGCCATTGCGAAGAAGGAATTGCATGCCCTGCTGACGCTGTGCAAAGTCGCTAAGATCACTACGGCTTATGAGTTG